CAGGGAAAGAAGCAGAATGGCTCCTGCTCTGGATGCCATGGCATGAAGTTCAAGACCCAAGAGAAGATGCTCTCAATCACAATCGAACCCGGTATGAAGGCTGGTGATATTATCGAATTTCGCAATGAATCATCGGATCAGCATGAGTATGAGGAGCCGAGTGACGTCCACATTGTTCTTCAAGAAAACGATGAAAATCTCACACTAACACGCCTGGGAGACGATCTTTCAACCGTTGTTAATATTAATCTAGCGTCGGCACTACTAGGAACTGAATACATGGTTCAGGGACATCCAGCACATCCAGCAGGTCTTACTGTTACACTTCCTGCTGGAGTGATGCGCGGCGATGTAGTAACCGTGGCGGGAGAGGGAATGCCTCGACGTGGTAAGGCACAACGAGGCAATCTTCAGGTAACAGTGTCAGTTGATGTCACTGCAGATGATAAGGAGCGTCTTAAGAAGGGCGCGTCAGTGTTAAAAGAGGTTTTTGCTTAGTCATGGCGCTCGGCGGAGCGCGAAGGCGGTGTGTGATAGTCCATTGATGCAGACAAAGCATCGGATTTTACCATCTTTCTAACTAATCTTTTTACTTCCGCCTTCTGAGCGTCTGTAAAGGGTGCAGCTCCACCGTACATCTTTGGAGCATACGAACTAGGGTCAGCGGCTCTCTGCCACTCGACCGTATTCATCTGCTTGAGTGCAGCGGCCTCAGCAGCCGGTGGGAGAAGGTGTGTCGGCGCACTGTAGTCCGAAGGCTCTAGAGCGGGCATGGCGCCTCCATCCTGCGCGCCGCCTCTGGCGTGATCCTGGGGCGTATAATCAGCAGCCGTTGAACCAAAGGAGACCTTGTTGGAGCCGCCGCCGCGTGTCACACGACGCTTGGAGTGCTTGGCACGCTTTGAGCGCTTGGAGCGCTTGGCACCGCCGGACTGGTCGCTCATACCCTGAGTAGCAGCCACTGAGCGATCAAGATCGCCAACACGGGCAAACTCACGAAGGCTAGAATCAAGAACACCCGTCGTTCCTACCGGAGCACCCTGGAGAACGAGGCCGCCACCACCGTGCTGTTCGGCATGTATAGCATCATACTCCTTGCCCTGGGCCGTACTGAGTTCAGAGGGTCCCTGCATCGAGGCATCAGAAACATCCGCGGGCACTAGGGCCTGCTGGCCGCCCTGCTGCTTGCGAGAATGACGGCGGGAAGCCTTGCGGGAAGCCTTGCGGGAAGCCTTACGACTCTTACGAGTATTTCTTTTTACGCGCTTTACCATTTCTATATATTCCCTATAAAAAAAGATTATTTGATGTCTATCTTAGATATCAAATAACTCTTTTTTACCGCCATGTGTTTAATAGCTCTCGCGAAGGGCCGGCGCCTGGATAAAGCGCTTCTGGATCTTACCAGAAACGAGGTAGAGACTGTTCTCCGTCACTACAATGTACTCCTCACCGACCTTGTAGACCTTCTGGATAAGACTCGTGAACTCCTCATTCGACTTCACGAGCATCTTCTCCTTTGTCTCCTTATCCTCGCCCATGAACGCCTTCGCATTATAGGTGTCAACATAGTAGTCTAGCTGGATTGGCTTATCCTGCTGGATGGCGAGCTTGGCGGCCTGAACTAGAAGCTGGACCGATGGTGAAATGTCCTGAGTAACGGGGGCCGACATTCTAAAATCTGGTGAGTTCGGGGAAACCGTATTTATCATTTTTACGCGACAACGGCCGGTTTGAGAACATCCCTCGAATGCATCCGAATTACATTATTAATGAAATCATAGGCCTCATCGAGCTGTGAGTTCATTCGAGCACCCGTAATAATAATAGACCCTGTCTGAAAGATTGCGATCGTAATCCTCTTACAGCTACCAATAGCCGTACCATCGCCCTGGCCGGAACAGAATTTCGGACAATGACAGATGCCCTTTTCACCGGAGGATGCCTCATTGTAGTAGTACTTTGTATTTACACCCTGATAGATAGTTGTCTCCAAGGTACTAGACAAGTGATACCTGTCACATAGAGTCTTATGTAGCTCAGAGCGCTTAACGAGCGCATTTACCTTATAATCGCTATTAAGCAGCTGAACTGCAAATTTCGTAAGAGAAAGCGGCACTTCAGTTATCTTTTCAGGTAGGCTATTGAACTGTGCGATCATCCAGGCAATCACATCACGCGAGAAGTCCTCCTTTGTTACACCAGTCATCTGAAAGCCTCCATTTGCAAATAGCTTCACATTGACCTCCTTGAATTCACCACCGACCTCTCGCAGTTTCCGAACAACAATCGTGCTCTGATTGAAGAAGGTCTTATCACTTACACGACGCTTTGTCAGCAGGTCTCGTGCCGAGTAGCCAATTACATTCGTCTCATGCTCCATCTTTAGAATGCCCTCTGCAGGATAGCCAATAGGAATCATAAGATTCTTGATTTGACTAAAGAGGCTCTTCAGATTAATAGTTGTTCCAAGATGACCCGTTGTAACGAGTGTAGAAATCCGCAGAGGTGTGAATTCTAGAGCAGTTGGATCCATTTTTAAGTGGGTGGCAGGGGAGGCCATGTTTCCAATTTTTGTTTAACGAATTTTATAAACCAGTTTGATAAAATGGCAGACCTTTGTTTAAAACTAATCATTTTAATAAAATCTGTATCACTATTTTGAAGCATTTCTACAAGCCCTTCATTAGTAAGAGAGCCTGTAGAATTCGCACAAAAAAGACAGAACATTGAAAGATCAGGATAGGTCCATTTCTGTAGGACGGATTCAAAAATTCCATGAAGCTGGGAATTATTTGCAGTAAATAACTGAGTCCATAATTTAGCACAATCCTGATAGCGCCCTGGATTCAGTATAAAGAAGCGAATATCTCCGCGTCTGAATTCAACATCAAGACCTGTAATTTTAAGAGAGGTCTTGGGTGATTTTAGAATTAGAGACATTCTGTGATTAAAATCCTCTGGCTTAGGGGCTTCAAAAGGAATCACCAGAAATTTGTGGACGATCGAAGAGTGAATTCGTGAAATTGAATTACAGAGGAATATAATAATTACCTTACTGGTGGGTTCATCTAAAAGTGGTCTAAGTGCAATTTGAGCCTGGTCGGTGAGAGTCTCGGCTTCATCAAAGACAATAATCTTTGGAGCAGAGTTATCTGGAAAAAGAGCACTAAATGATGAGCGAATAAAGGGATATACACGGCTGCGAACTGCATCTAGACCACGCTCATCACTTGAATTGAGAAAGAGCGCCCGTCCAAAGAATGTGGAGCTAGCCCCCTTTCCATGAAGAGCCTCCACGAAAAATTTTGCAGATGTTGTCTTTCCTGAGCCTGGAGGGCCAATTAATAATAGATGTGATCGAGCCTTAGGGCATTCTAACATTGTATCAAGGAGTACCTGGATTCTTTTTGGAAGACCCAGATGCTCCATCCCTTTACACATTTTGTTTTGGAATCCTTAGACCTGAAAATACGGTAACGGCTAGTACTGAAGTTAAGTACTCCCCATGGATAAGGTCACATTGTTGCCTTATTAGACCGGCGGGCATTTTAAAAATTATAAATTATACATAGATGCCTACAAGTGATACTTCGCAAACAACAAGAGCTTTACAGATAAGAGGTAAAACGCTTCTTAATTTTCACAATGAGAATCCATATAAACAAATTAGTGGCCCCTTAGGGATTACACCAGCAAGTGTTTTAACAGAAATGAAAATATATCAAGGTCCGTGTTGTATAACCAGTACGAACATAATTAATAGTACAAATAACAATACAATAACAGTAACATTTACAACACCAGGGGCAAGTTCATTTACAGTCCCATTGCGTATTACCAGTATTACTGTAATAGCAATTGGCGGAGGCGGTGCAGCGGCAAAATCAAATGCAATAGGCGGTACAGGAGCTAAGATAACTGCTATACTAACAGTTAATCCTGGAGATGTTTTGCCAATTTTTATCGGAGGCGGTGGATATAATAGTGTTTCACCCGGTGCAGCAGGACAAATTGGTGGGGCAGGTGGCGGAGGTGCAACTCATATAAATGTTTTAACTAGCAATAGAATCGTTGCTGGTGGCGGCGGCGGCGGCGGCGACGGTCAAGGCGGTGGGTCCGGTTCTGCTAGTAACACTGGGGCTGGCGGCGGCGGCGGCGGCATAAGTGGTGGCTATGGTGGTGATGCTGGTATTGGTGGTATTCCTGGTATTGGTGGTAGTGGCGCTGCAAATGGTGGCCAAGGTGGTAATGGATATAGCGGTGGGGGTGGCAGGGGTGGAGTTGCTAGTGGGGGCGCATTAGGTGGTTTAGGTGGCAATGGAAATGGGTTAGGTGTTGGTGGTGATGGTGGTGCTGGTGTTGCATTGGGTGGCGGAGGTGGCGGAGGTGGCTATGGCGGTGGCGGGGGAGGCGGTGTAATAGGAGTAGGGGGTGGAGGTGTAGAAGTAGGGGGTGGAGGTGCAGGTGGAAGTATCGGTCCTTCTGGATGTATTTATGAACCTGGCGATACATATGGTGTTTGGGGCGTTAATAATGGCAAAGGTGGTGATGGATCAATTAGTATAACTTATATAAATGTGTAAATGCTTATCCCTTTTGTTACAACCCTATTTGGAAGTAAAAAGTGCCGGTTTGAAATGCCCGCCGGTCTAAAAGCGCTCATTTAAATCCGCAAGGGTCTAAATAATATAATACAAAGTAAAAGCAACAATACTTTTTATGCTACTTTTTTTAAAGAAAGAGATTTAAGAAATATTATATAGTAATAATAAATGTATTATCAAATGTATCTCCCAATCTCATGTGCGATGTTCGGCGCCTTTGCAGGGCTCTTTGGAGGAGGTTGTAGCCAATCTTTTCCTGTATGGGTCGGTGCAACCACAGGCGCCTCTTTAGGGTGTGCTATGTGTATATGTGCGATGATGCATAAAGAGGAAGTCGTGGCACCTGTTTCAAGAGAGCCAGTTATTATGCAGAATATATATATTACATATTTATCTGGAGGCTCGAAAGAACTTCCTGTTGCTAAGGTGGTTGATACAAGTCTTTAAAGAGTCGGTTTATGCACCACTATTACCGCCATGTACTTAATTTAAGTACACAGCTCTGATGGCTAGAATGAGCACTGGTCTAATGACCTCCCACTTGCCTTAAAGCATATAATATCTATTTTAAGCCTGTTTAGACATAAGGCCTAAACATTTTAACACCTTTTAATCACAGAAATATGCCAACCGGTCAAAGAAAAAAGAAGGCGGAGCCTGCAGTTGCGGAGCCTGCAGTTGCGGAACCTGTGGCAGAGCAGCCTGTTGTCCCAGAGTCCCCTGCACCAAAGAAAAAGACTAAGAAGCCGATTAAGGTTGTCGCAGTAGTCACGCCAAATGGCATTGAGGGCTCTTTCGTTCAGGAGCCTCGCCGTCCTCTGATCGCGCATATTCCGATCCGCACAACTGACGCAATGTTTAGCAAGGATAACACGAGTGCTGATCCAGAGCCATACAATCCCGCTTCGATGGATATGTTTGCCGGCGACCAGGAGGTAATTAGCACCCCTGCTGTAAATGTAGCAACAGTTGAGACGCCTACAATCTATCAAGCGGATGAGAATCGCCCAATGCAGTGTTTTGCAAAGGTACAGCTAATGGTTACATTCGCAAATGATTCTAAGGCAATGAAGTTACCTGAATCAACTGAGATTGCCTGCTTTTGGTGTTCTCATTCATTTCAGGGCATTCCATGCATTATTCCTGAGCGCGAGGTGCATGGTGTATATAATGTCTATGGAAACTTCTGTTGCCCTGAGTGTGCTCTAGCCTATGTTCTTGGAGAGACGATTGATCCGCATGTACGCTGGGAAAGAATCGCTCTCCTGCATCGCATCTATGATCGCAGTGGCAATGGTAGAATGTTTCCTGCACCTGGGCGCGAGGTTCTGAAGCATTTTGGTGGCCCTCTATCAATTGAATCATACCGCGCCACAATAAGCCAGGGTAAGGTGCGCGTTGATACGCACATGCCACCTATGGTGAGTATTCTTGGCTCCATTGATACGAAGCCGATTGATTTCTTTGATTCGAGCATGAAGAATACTGTAACAGGTAATACTCAGCAGGATAAGACAACAAAGGCTGAGGAGGGACTTCGTCTAAGGCGCACAAGACCTCTAAAAGACCGCGAGAGTACTCTTGATTCCGTCATGAATATTCAGATAAAGAGGGGTATTAACGGGGGAAAGGCCTAACGCTTCGAGGGTCTAAAATTTGATGACATATTTTCTTCTAGATACAGGAAGAAAAGATGTCATCGGAACTTATGATTCGTGATCTATTTCGCTCGCTGGAGACGACAATTCACGAGCGTCTTTCGATGATTGCAGAGGTTGTTCGCCTGGAGCAAATCAAGAATCAGCCTAGCGAGCCTGAATCAAGTGATAGCCTTTCAGCGAAGATGACAAGTGTACTCGAGGCTATTCAGGCGATTGATGCCCGTCTTACACGACTGGAGCTGAAGAAGGCTGAGAGTGCTGAGACGGTTCATGTAAATCATATTGGGAAGATGTCACCTGATATTTGGACGGTGAATGCAATGCCTGGTCTTGAGATTAATCTAAATGAGAAGGATAAGGCTGATATCTTTGTTAGTAGTATTCATGGAGTTGATTCTGATGACGCTGTTATGGAGGAGGTTGAGGAGGAGGCCGAGCAGGTTGAGGAGGAGGTTGAGGAGGAGGCCGAGCAGGTTGAGGAGGAGGTTGAAGAGGAGGCTGAGGAGGAGGTTGAAGAGGAGGCTGAGGAGGAGGTTGAGGAGGAGGTTGAGGAGGAGGTTGAGGAGCTTGAAGAGCAGGTTGAAGAGGAGGCTGAGGAAGGGGAGTCAGTGGAACTCTTTGTCTACAAGGGTAAGAACTACTATCGCGACTCATCAAACCAGGTATATCGCGAGAATACGGAGGGTGAGCCCGATGATACTGTTGCAGGTGTCTGGGATATTGCTCGCCAGCGGATCCTATTTAATCGCTAAATAGTTGTTACTTAGCAGAAATAATCTAATCCAACTATAGTGAAATGTATTCAATTGTGTTTACAGCTGCGCTTTTTATGGCAATAATACTCAATGATCTCATACAAAAACATAAGAATCGGGTTGCCATACATAGTTTTTTTGGATTACTTGCAACAGGTCTTATTGCCATCTTATGGTATCTAGAGTATGAAGTCGTCGGTTGGACTCTTATTCTAGTACCAATTGCTGCATTAATCATCAGTTATATTGTAGTAGCGACAGGAGCATCTTCTTCTGTAACTGCAACAGCCGCCCCAGCACCAACAGGTATTATGTCGGGCACCCCATCAGCTGCCGCATCAGCTGCATCAACATGTAGTCAATATAATCCTCCTGGACCATACACTACAATGGCACCTGGCACCGTATCATTACCGGCTACAACTGGTAGTCAACCAACTACGGCTCCACCCACTGTCACCGTACCCCCTCCTCCTCCTTCTACAGCTACTTCCCAGCCAAACTTCACTATAACACCTATTACATCTGGGTGCTAAAGACTATTTAATAATATACAGACAGAATTGATGCAAATTCCGTCTGTATGCTATCCATATATTATTTCGGCATATACAAAATATGCGAGTTTATGTAATACAATTCAAAGATTTGTTGGTCGCCTAACGGTTGCCTATGAAACTCTTTTTACTCCCAGAATCTATGTCTTTTATAAGGGTTATCTACAGCCAGTGCCCTATAAGCATAATGCAGATAAGGATACCTGCCACCTATTTTATGATGTAGACAGGTCACTTTTTTATACTGGAAACAATTGGAGTGGAAAGAACCGAGCTCTTCCAATTCTTTCTATGGAAGTTCGTGATATGAGTAATAATCTCATGTATGATCTTACGGACTTTGTGAATGATTTGCGATTCGTTCAAACACAGGATGAGGCCACGCCCTCTTTATCATCAATCATTATGATATGGGCTACATTAAATGATATATATTTTGACCCATCCTTTCATAGACTCCAATATATCGATTGTCTTGGTAATACGATTGAGACTAATTTTACAGATCTGAAGGAGCTAGTTCGCCATTAGATAGGCGCCGCGCCCGAACCAAGGAAAATGCCACGGGCGAATCATCCCTGGATCCTCACCTGTCATATCTTTTAGATCGCGGCGAATGATTCTTGGGTAGATATTCTGATAATAATCTGCATCCTCGGCAGTTGGCACATGTGTACTTGATAGCTGATCCATTGTTCCTGGTGAAGTGCCCCAGAAGGACTCCTTGAGCTTCTCAGCCCACATCTTAAATGCAAATAAAACTATGACAGTTCCAATAAAAAAAGATAGTCCTCTAAGCTTCATTCTATTGTAAAGTATTGAAATTAAGTACTTGGCGGTAATGGCTAGTACTGAAGTTAAGTACATGGCGGCACTTTAACGCGCCAGGGTTTAAAAAATTGACTCCAACCTATTCTCAGAGAGAATAGGCAGATGTCTATCTCATTAACAGATCCCTTACCCACTGGTACGTGGACATTCTATTTCCATGCACCAAAGGAAAAGAGATGGTCGATCGACACATTTAAGCCCATTGCTAAGATAAAGACTATGCAGGATATCCTTTCAGTCTTTCAGGAACTCGATGATAAGCTAAAGCGGGGTATGTTCTTCTGCATGCGCGATCCTGTTCCACCTCTTTGGGAAAATTATCAAAATATCCGCGGTGGTTCATACAGTCTTAGAGGTGGCCCGGAAGATGGCGTTGATTATTACAAGGCCTATATTATTGGGGCAATGTTAAACACGGCAGCAGTTGACAAGGCTGACACGATTATGGGAATAAGTATTAGTCCCAAAATTATGAATGGTCCAAATGGCACTTCAAAGGTTGGCTTCTATGTTATTAAGCTTTGGAATAAGGATTGCTCTGTATTTAATAAGCCAGTGGGCGTAAGACTTCTTCATTCAAAGCTTATACCTTCAGATGTTCTTTACACTCCGCATGTGGATAAGAAGATGTGATTAGAGGTTATTATTGTTTACGGCCATATCATCTACATGGATCCCAAGTACCTCTGCAGCCTCTGAATGAAGCTCAATAGACTTATTAAAAATATTTAAAAGGATTTTTGCACTTTCAACCCGTCTAGTAATGTTTACGGCATTTGTATAGTTTTTTATTATTTTATCATCAATAAAGTCGGTAAGCTTATCAACATAATCAGGAGGTTCATTTTCAGAATTGGGATTAATATGTATTCTGAGAGCCTCTCTTTGCGCTTCGACTTCCTGCTTAATATAATCAAGAAAAACTGACACATCGAGTACAGCATTACTATTAGCATTTAGTTCCTCCATTTTTTCATCATATTCCGCCATTGCAGCCTTTAACTTCCTGTTAAATTTTCGCAGTGCTCCTACTGTTTTATCCATTTTAATGTGGTGCTCGCTCTCTCTCTTAGTTTTATTCTCTATCTCCTTTTCTGCTTTACGCATGCGATTTTGGTATGAATTTCCATTATTAGGAGCTCCACGGTGTCCCGCGATACGCTTACGTCTACGCGTATTTCTAGCTATATTAGCTTTATTTGAAAGAGGTAATCTTACCTTTCTTGTACCCTTCGCAGACATTCTAGTAGCGCCTCATATTTTTAATTCTTATAGACAGCTTTACCTAGCTTATACGAAAGTGTAAGACCATCAAACATTTTAGGACACTTCGCAGAAATTGTCACATGAGTGCCACTTGCAATAGGCTTTGTATAAATTCTATTGCAACTAGTACGGTCGCCATTTTCAACGCAGAGATAGTGGCGTTTAGTCGTATCAAGTGGATCGGGTGGGGGACTCGACTTCGCCTCACCCTTCCAAAAGATATTACTGAGATTAAGAATATCAAAGATACTCTGTGTCATTTTTATAGGGATTTTTGATTCGCCTCAGCTCTCAAATTTAGTAGAACTAAAATACTATAGCCAATAAGAAACTCGAGAATATCTATAAAATCATTCGGGGTCCCCTGTAATAACTGATAGACCAGAAAGGATGGAATAATGGCCGGAAAAAAGAATGCAAATTCTCCAATGACAACATACCAAAAGGAATTCCATTTATCGGTAACGGCTAGTACTGAAGTTAAGTACTCCCCATGGATAAGGCCACAAGGTGGCCTTATGTCATTGGAGCGACTTTAGCTTCTCGTTCTAGCCATCAGAGCCGTGTACTTAAATTAAGTATACGGCGGTAAATATACGACGCATTAGCGCCTCTCTAGTTTACACCCTGCTTATTCTTCATCGGGGCAAGAACTAGCTTCACCTCACCAAGATTGGCAACCGTATAGCGCAGAATGAGAGGATAATCATTTTTTAGATAGAGCTCAATTGACGGGCAGAGTGAGGTACACTTCGTGAATAGAACAAGGTGCTTGAGCTGGAAGATACCCTGGACGATTTCCGCAGCCGACCCCGCCGACTTGTGAACCTTCATATTAGATGTAGTATTTTCCGATATGATCGTCTCCTGCTCGGCAAAGTCGCCAATACACTTGAAGATGAGATCCTGCCCTGAGCTGGTAATCTCAACATCGAGCTTCTCTCCGAGAGCATTCATATCACGACAGATCTTCTGAAGATCCGTGCTAGGCATATGGATAATGCTCGTGAAGTTGAGGCTGGGGATCTGGATATCCTCAACATCCGTGTCGAAGAGCTTGAGGAAGTAGTTTGTAACAGTGGACTTCTCCGAGTTCTCCATCCGGATCCCGAGCTTATTTGGATTGTTCGCCGGCAGGTAAAGCGTCAATGAATCATTGTTTGCCATTGTCTTGATGAGCTTGAAAAAATAGATCATATTCACTCCAAGCACATGCTTTGCAGGGCAGTGATAGGTCTCGAAGCGGTCGGAGTTGAGACGCAAGTAGACTAGTACGGTGTGAGTCTCATCTACGGCCATGATCTTGATGCCCTGCGAGTCGAACTCGAGGTTCGCCTCCGTAAGAATCTCCTTTAGCGCCTCGATAAGAGTGCGAAATGCCCCGGATTGAACTGTTTTGATCTCAAAAAGGTTTCCATTTGCGTTTGGACGGACCAGAGCCATTGTTCTAAGTGCGTATTTCAAACAAATCTTTAGGCATATAACGCCGGAAATATCGTCCTAGGTCTTGGTGCGTTTCACCTTACGAGTGCCATGCCCCCGGCCACCGGTCTTACGGCTCTTCATCCTCTCCTTCGACCCGTTGATAAGTCTAAGGGCAGCAAAAATGGCTGAGGATACAAAAACCGGTCCTGAACGCAATATAGATCCCATCGCTGCTGGATAGTATCCTCCGCGCATTTCTTATTTTATGGTGATACTTAAATCGATGACTCTATATGAATGTTATATGTACGCTAGAAAGCGCCTTCAGCATATTGTAATGGACTCGACAGGGGCCTACACCGAGCTCTGCGACCTAGGTAGACTCTGTAAAATCGACAAGTCACCCTATAATACAAACGAGGGAGGACACCGCCATCCTTACACCGCCCTCTATTCTATGCTCTTTGCCCCTCTAAAAAACAAGGAAATCGTCTTCGGTGAAATCGGTGTAGCCATGGGAGGCTCTGTCTGCCTCTGGTTGAACTACTTTTCCAAGGGGCGCTTTTTCTTCTTCGATCGTGATCAGAACCTCTTGAATAATGTGAATACTATGAACCTTCCTAAAAGACAGACCTATACTGGTCTTGTTGATGTGCGGATAGATGGTGATGTTGGTCGCGCAATTTTAAAGGCATGTATGACGGATGTCAGTGGTTCGATGCATCTTTTTGATGTAATACTCGATGACAGCAGCCATGATTATGAGGATCAGATTCGTATTGTTAAGGAGTGCTGGCCCCACATCCGCTCTGGCGGCTATATGATTGTCGAGGATGTTTTTAGAAAAATCCCAGAGTCGGATTTTGAGAGAGACTTGGATCTCGTCTTATCAGAGTGTGCGGATGCGTATTTTGTTGTCTGCAATCACGAGGAGCGCTATAGCCCTGGATGGAATAATGATAAGATTCTTGTATTAGTTAAGGCCTAAAAATAGAGATGTGCTGTTATCTGAGGCGAAGGAAACCATCTCTTCCTGTTGCTATACAACCAGAACCAAAGCCTATAATACAAGAAGCTTCAAAGGAAACAAGAATCACTGTTTATAACTATAGAATAAAATGGGTGGTTGAAGAATATCTATATGTCGTATCACAGATTACTAAGAAGAATATTTTTCTTCTTGATTTGGTAAATATTGACAGATTCAACTATCTGATGATGCTAACAAAACGATTATATGCTTTGAAGCCGAAAACGCGTGAAGATCGGCGATGGTATAAAAAGTTCAAGCGGGCCGACGCCTATATTGATAGTATTATGTTTGATAATACTAAAAACTATATTCTGACGCCAGAAAAAGCACAACTGCCGCCGCCCCCAGTTTTCAAATATATCACAAAGATTGAACGCTTTGATGAAAATGGATATTTGTATTCAACAAGCTATATTGTGCCTTAGGTTACCGCTAGTCCCTCTAAATTTGATGGCGGCCTCAGCCCCTCCCCTTGTAGACACTGAAATGGCTGACGCATCCCTTTATAAGAAGCACACGCATCGCGAGCACATTCTGGAGCTTCCTGATACCTACATTGGCTCCACCGATACTCACACTGAGTCTAGGTGGATCTTTGATGAGTCCGCTGGGCGTATGGTTCAAAAGTCGGTCTCCTTCAATCCTGGCTTTTACAAGCTCTTTGATGAGATTATTGTAAACGCTCGTGATGCCCTCGTTCGCTCAACAACGGAGGCTGGGCGCACTCCTATCAAGCATATCGATGTGACTGTTACGGATATTAAGGGCCTCGATGATATCACCGTTCAGAAGAACCCTCTTATTATCTCAGTGGAGAATGATGGCGATGGTCTTCCTATTGAGATGCATCCTGTCGAGAAGGTCTGGGCTCCTGAGCTGATCTTCGGTCATCTTCTTACGAGTGGCAACTACAATAAGGGCGAGGATAAGATTGTCGGCGGTAAGAATGGCTATGGTGCCAAGCTCACGAATATCTTCAGTCGCCAGTTTATTGTAGAAACGCGGTCACCAAAGCAGAGCCAGAAGTATTCACAGAAGTGGACCAGTAATATGTCAACTGCTGAGAAGGCAAAGGTGAAGGCTGACACGGGTAAGGGTTTCGTCAAGGTGACTTATGAGCCGGATCTGGCCCGCTTTCCTGGTCTCGATGTACCTGATATGCTTCTTGTTCTCAAGACGCGCGTCGTCGAGCTGGCCGCCATGGCCGGCAAGGATGTGAAGGTGACCTACAATGGTAAGCTGGTTGCTACGAACACCTTTGAGAAGTTCGTTAAGCTCTTTGTAAAGGCCGATGCTCCTATTGCCTATGAGCGCTGCGGGGAGCGCTGGGAGGTGGCGGCCGTGCTCGCCAAGTCGCTCTTCGATGAGGATTCCGTGCCTGATGAGAAGCATATCTCATTCGTAAATGGCATCAATACAAAGAAGGGCGGTAAGCATGTGGATAAGGTCGTCACGACTATTATCGGCGACTTCTGTGAACTCGCTGCAAAGAAGAAGATCCCTATCAAGGCCGGCCAACTCAAGGACTCGGTCATCTTCTTCGTCACTGCCACGATCGTGAATCCCGCCTTCGACTCGCAGACAAAGGAGACGCTCACGACACCAGCGACCAAGTTCGGCTCCGTCTTCAAGACTGATGGTAAGATGGTGACCGGTCTCGTGAAGCTCGGTCTTCTTGATGAGGCCGCCGCCATTCTCGACGCCAAGGCAAACAAGGACGCTAAGAAGACCGACGGTTCGAAGAAGAAGACCCTTCGCGGGATGCCAAAGCTGGTCGATGCGCTCTGTGCCGGTACGGCGAAGTCAGTCGACTGTACGCTCATTCTTACCGAGGGTGATTCAGCCGCCTCGTCAGCTATTGCCGGCCTCGCAGTCGTCGGTCGCGAGCAGTGGGGCGTCTTCCCTCTTCGTGGTAAGCTTCTTAATGTTCGCGATGTTTCTGCCGACAAGTTCGCGAAGAATGAGGAGCTCACGGCCATTAAGAAGATTCTCGGTCTGGAAAAGGGCAAGGTGTATAAGGATCTCAAGTCTCTTCGCTATGGCCGCGTGATGGTAATGGCAGATCAGGACTTGGACGGGTCTCACATCAAGGGTCTCCTTATGAATCTCTTTCATGCCGAGTGGCCGTCCCTCATGCATGCCGGTTTCCTCTGCTCTCTGGCGACTCCACTACTGAAGGCTACTCGGCGGTCTGATGTTGTCAGCTTCTATTCGGCAGTCGAGTTTGAGAAGTGGAAGCTGGCAAATGGCGGTACAACGGCGGGGTGGCACCTCAAGTATTATAAGGGTCTCGGCACGAGTACGGAGGTGGAGGCCCAAGAGTGGTTTCGCAATCTTCACGAGATCAAGTATGCCTGGGATGAGGAGACTGATGAGTCAATGTCGCTCGCCTTTAGCAAGAAGCGCGCAGACGATCGCAAGGGCTGGCTGACTGACTATGATCCTCAGCGGTCGCTTGTTATTGGTGATAAGGGGCGGGTTGACTATTCTCGTTTCATTCACGATGAACTCATTCACTATAGCAATGCGGATAACATCCGCTCTCTGCCCTCTCTAATGGATGGTCTCAAGCCCTCCCAGCGGAAGATCATGTTTGGCTGCCTCAAGCGCGGTCTTCGTTCTGAGATCAAGGTGGCGCAGCTCGCCGGCTATGTTTCAGAGCACGCTGCCTATCACCACGGTGAGGCCTCTCTCACGGCTGCAATCACTGCAATGGCACAGACCTATGTCGGTGCAAATAATATCAACCTTCTAAAGCCTGTGGGCCAGTTCGGCACGCGGCTTCTTGGCGGTAAGGATGCGGCTTCTCCTCGATACATTCACACTCATCTTGAGCCGATTGCCGATTCCATCTTTAAGAAGGATGATGCCGGTATTCTCGAGCATCTTGATGATGACGGTATGATTGTTGAACCAAAGAACTATTTCCCAGTAGTTCCCATGCTCGTAATCAATGGCTGTATTGGTATCGGCACTGGCTTCAGTACGGATATTCCTCCCCATCAACCAGAGGATGTTATTGGTCTTCTAAGGGATCGTCTCGAGGGTCGCCGTGCTACTCTCGACGATATTGCTCTCCGCCCTTGGTGGTTTGGTTTCAAGGGCCCCATTCAGCAGGTCTCAGATGGTGTTTGGCTAACGAAGGGCCTCTACACCTTTGATGATGCGCGAAAGGTCGTTTCGATCTCGGAGCTACCGGTTGGCACTTGGACGCACGATTACAAGGCCTTCCTCGACGAACTCTGTAGCAATACGGAGATGGACTCTGCAAAGTCCGAGGACGGCAAGCCGGTTCTGAAGAACTTTGATGATCTTTATAATCACATTGAGGTAAAGTTTGACCTTTATCTTGATTCCGATTACTATGATGACGCGCGGGCAAATCAGCAGGAGTTTGAGAAGCGTTTCCGTCTTACGAACATGGTTCGCACGACAAATATGGTCTGCTTCGATGCAAACTCAACGATTACGAAGTATTCGTGTGTCGGCTCGATGCTAGAGGCATTCTATGTGCCACGTCTCAATGCGTATGAGCTCCGCAGGAAGCGTGAGATTGAGCGTCTCAAGAAGGAGGCTATCGAGTATGATGCAAAGGCGCGTTTCATCAAGGCCGTTCTCGCAGGCACTCTAGAGCTTCGTAAGGCGTCTGATGAGGATATTGTTACACTCATGAAGAAGCATTCTCTGCCGGCTCTATCGAAGCCGGATCAGCCCGATACAGTTGAGGGATATGATTATCTGCTACGCATGCGGATGGACCGTGTCAAGGCCGTTGCAGTAAAGGAGCAGGAGCTTGCTGTAGAACAGGCCAATGCCGCAGTCAAGCTACTCGAGAGCACACGCGCCGAGGATCTATGGCTAAAGGATCTGGATGAGTTCCTTCTCGCCTGGAAGGCAATGTTTCAGGCGCGCACGGAGGCGCTAGCAGATGTTGATGGTAAGAAGCGGTCTGGAACAAAGAAGAAGTTCCATGTGGCGAAGAGCTCGGTTAGGTCATAAAATGACATAGCATTTGCTCCTGGCGGGGGTCGAACCCGCGACTTTGGCGTTCCATTTAACGCTGTCTGTGGTGACATTCATATACTTTTTTTCATATAAGCACCACGCTCTACCAACTGAGCTACAGGAGCGAATGAGGTCGTCAGCTGACCTATATGACTTATATGAGAAAGGTTTTAGGTAGTGTAGCGGAGGTTGAGGTCTTCTTAGTGTTCGCCTTACGTTTGCGCCGCGCCTTGCGCGTTATTGCTGCACCCCCACGAAGACTCTTGCTAAAATCGACTAAAACGAGAGTGATATCATCTGCATCTGAAGCACTATATTCAGCTGGTGAGTCGGCATATACTTTCACTTGATTATATATGAGTTGCTTTGCCAGAGAGTTTAAATCATCTGATAAGCCGAGACCGACAATTTCATTGGCAATTTCATTTGGAGTACGAAATTCACCATCTGGTTTATCAACAAGTCCATCGGAACAAATTGCCAGGTAGCCCCTCGCGGGTCTAGGAATCACTATAATTTCAGGATCGGCTACGACTCGAAAATCCTTGGCCCAATTCTTATCAAACTCTGGAACTCTTTCATTCTGGAATTTTAAACTGAAGTCTCCAAAGGCTCTAGAAACCATTAGAGCCCCGTCAACACGTGGAGCATCGCCCTCTTCCATTGTGATAAATCCATCATTTTTGACAATACGACTGTGTTCATCTGAACGAGCTGGACTGTGTTTTCCAATTGCAGATATAACAGCTGCAGTATCTGGATCAAATATAAAGGCGGGAGAGTCACCTATAAAGGCAATATAGCAGTGTGTAGGTGTTATGATTGCTACTGTGGCAGTGGAGCCACTGTTACGATAGAAGAGAGGTCCCTGTTTTGCGATAGTCTTGTCGTGCTCGATAAAAGTCCGCTGTAGGCCGGCACGCAGGGCTTGCTCGTTATCACCGACTGTTTTAATGAGTTCTGCTAATTTGCTTGGGAGCAACTTTATAGTTAAGTCAACTGTTGATGAACCTGAGTGACCGTCAAATACACCGGCTATTAAAAAATCTCCGGAGAGATCTTGTATAAAGTAGCGGTCTTCTGAAGGACGACCGCGTCCATCTATGGTCCAAACTCCGGTTCTCATCTAAACACGCTTTTTGGGAAAAAGCGTACCAAAAACACGCTTTTTGGGAAAAAGACGCTTTTTGGGAAAAAGCGTAGCAAAAACCCGATGCCCTTTTTGGGAAAAAGCCTAGCAAAAACCCGATGCCCTTTTTGGGTCCTTTTTGGAAAAAGGGCACTTAGATAAAAGGATTTGATGGAAGACTTTTTGTTCCGGCACTACTCAAATGCTTCATATGAGCAAGAGGCACAGGTAAATGGCTAATGTCGTTTATGTAAAAGAAATAGTGATCCACGGCCGATAGAATGTGTGGAACGGACCAATCACATACCTTATTATTAAGATCAGCAACCTGTTCGGCAATACCATTTGGAAGATTACGGGCATACTGTAAATAGATTGCACGCATAATAATCTTTAATTCATCAATTGACTGCTTATCAATCACATAACCCTTTGGTTTACTGCGTTCATATACGCTCTTACGGATACTATTTTGAATAACATCCATATTCTTCGCTGAAAAGAAAACTTCACTCACCGGCGTTTTCTCCCAGTTGCCCCGGAGCATGTCGGTTTGAAAACTGCGTTCGACAGATGTGTCTGTAGCAAATCCGGGAATCATAGCAGATCTATCTTCAGAATCAAAGGTCACGCGCCCATTTTGTCCGGCAGCGGATTTTTTGGTATACGGTAGTTCGAAATCTGGACCTATAGTTCCCATACTACCGGTTGTCACCAAATTATTTTCTAACAAACAGGTATACAATGACGTCTCTTCTAGTAACACAGCGCCAGGTTTCCGAGAACATCGGCTACTTCATCCCCCTCGCCGACATCCGCACGAAGATGCTTTCGTACTCGGATTCGACGGGCGCCTTCTCAACGGCCACCTGGGCCGTCACGGGAGTGTACAGCTCGCTTGTGGCGGGCGTGGGCGCCGGTATCCTAAAGGACCTTGGCCGCACGATCGTTTCATCGACGCGTGTCTTCCGCAAGGTTCAGCTTGTCGTTTCATCTGTCTCCACGTTCGGCGTTGCCGGCCAGGTTGGCACAACGTGGCCCCAGATGGACTTCCTCACGGCCTACATCGAGCTCGGCCTTGATGGCGGTGGTGCGTTCACGCCCGTGGCCCACTATGGTCGCTAAGCGCTTTTTGGAAAAAGCGCACCAAAAAGAGCTTTTTTGGAAAAAGCTCAGGATTATCAGGTTATTTTAAAAATTTTAAATCTATTTTTTAAGTTATTTATAGTAACTTAAAAAATATCTTTATGCATCAAGTTTGTGGCACACTGCTCTTTTAATAAAAGAGCGCAAAATCTAAGCACACTGCTCTTTTAATAAAAGAGCGCAAAATCTAAGCACACTGCTCTTTTAATAAAAGAGCGCAAAATCTAAGCATACTGCTCTTTTAGACTGACGGGCATTTTAAACCAGCATAAATTTGAAAACTGTTAAGAGCTAATTTAACACATAAAATGGGTTGGTACACAAACTATGAAGTCGAGTTCGAGGACTATATTGACTGGGATGATAATGATGTTAAGCTCTGCTTAAAACCCTTTAATGTAGATTATCTCTACCTCAGAGATATGGATAAACCCCGTGTCATATTATGTGTGTATTCGCAGAACCCTATAGAAAATGTTCTGACCGCTTTAAAGAGCTGTTACCCTGTTAACATGTGTTATCATATTTACAATAGTAGCGATGCGTGGATTACCTTCACTTAATCTGCCGATTTGAAATGATCACTGGTTTAATAAAAGAGTGCAAAATCTAACTACACACAGTAGATGCAATTATCATTCATATTCTTCTTGTTGATTTCCATGGCAACAATCCTAGGAAGTGTATTCTTTAATTTCAGAGCGGGCAAATATGTTTCAGCGGGTCTACTTGGAGCCGGTTTTCTAACAATTTCGATCTTATACGGCATGTTTATGTTTACACCATCCGGCGACATAAATTCCTCCGTAAAAGCTGGCCCCTGGCCTCCAACAATTAATGTATGCCCCGACTTTCTTTCACTTATTACACTCAATGGCACTGCCGTTTGTGTAGATCCAATTGGCGTAAGTATGCAAAATGGCGCAAATGGTTTAAAAAAGTGGAATAACAGTGGAAACACTGGCACAGATTATGTTTTTGATTTATCACTCAATCTAAGCGGACAGAATCGCATGACTGCTCTATGTGATCAATGTAGATCAAAGGGGCTTACATGGGAGGGTGTATTTGATGGTTCAGCATGCTTAAATAATCAACCGCCGATTCCTGTTTCACAATAACGCGCTTTTTAGAAAAAAGCGCACCAAAAAACTCAATATCTCTAAGTTTTTGCCGAGCTTTTTTCAAAAAAGCTCAGCAAGGCAGCCTAAGAGCCAGCTCCTCTTTTCAATAAGATAGTAATGAAAGATACAGTGTGTCTGCATCCTGAGGTGGAAAAATCCATATCAGAATGGATACAAAAAAGAGAAAAGCCTGCAGTACTTCTTCTCGGTCCCCCAGGAATAGGAAAGACCACCCTCGCCCTTCGTGTATTTCGTGCAGCCGGTCTCCGTCCAATCGAGTTCAATGCCAGTCACACTCGCAGTGGCACATCCTTTCGCAAGACAATCCTTCCTCTTTTAAAAGAGGGCGGCATCGTTCAAATGATGGAATCCGGTTCAAAGGGTGGTATCGGTGTTCTTCTCGATGAGATTGACGGACTCTCAAACGGTGAGCGCGGTGGTCTCAGCGAGTTGCACACCTATCTTAAGCAACAAGAATCAAGAGAGGGTCGCCCCCTTATTCTTATTAGTAATACCCTCGACACTCGTACTCTCCAACAGATTGCAAAGCTCTGCTTAACCTTCGAGATCCAGAGTGTGACACCTGACCGTCTCCGTGATTGGCTAAAGTCAGATATTCCTGAAACCTTCAATGGTGATCTTCGATGTCTCCAACGACAGATAGCCGGTCTAGAAATCGTCCATGAATATATTGAAATCCCAGAGGGTGTCATGCCCGTTGCCGCATGGACCCTCTGGGGAGACTGGGATCCTCTCCTTGATTTCGACATTGAAAATAATGAGGGCAATCTTGCCAGTCTCATATGTCTGGAAAATATTCCAGAACGCATAGAAGCCTCTCTTGGAAATACCCCCGCTGCCTGGGAAATGTATTTATCACTCTTTAATGCCTACAAGACAAGCGATCAGGGCGACTTCTGGGCCTTCTTCTACCAGTGCTGGACGATTCTACCCATTTCTCTCAGACTGAAGCTGAAGACTATGAGTCTTCGCCTGGCACAAGAGGCACCTCTACCCCCTGGAACAGACTCTCTAGAAGCCGATAAGTTTCGCTATACACCAGTTCTAACAAAACAGTCTGCAATGTTTAATGCCTGGAAACTTTTATGTGAAGTTTCAGAGAAGCATTCTGTTCCTGTGCGCCTTGCACCAATGTATGCAGAACTAGAAATACGCGCCGGCAATTTAAAGGCTGATAAAATAAGACGTTATCAGGCTATAAGTTTACAGCATCTTCATTCACTCTATGCAGATACTTCATCGACTCCCGTATAGTTATCCTCATCCTTGTTGAGTAGTTTTATAAATGTAAGAGGTCCCTTGCGACCCAGTCTCTGCGATCTACCCAGAATCTGCTTCTCCTCCTCGTGTGTCATCGCATGGAGAAGAATCACATGCGTTGCAGAAGTAATATTTAGACCAGCCCCAGCGAATTGGGAGTTCAGAAGTAGACAGTTCAGTTTACCAGTATCAAAGGAGCGTAATGTTGCCGCAATAGTGTCCTTCGATCCCTTCAAATGACGCACACTTAGACCAAGTTCCTCCACACTCTTCTCAATAATCTCAAAGGGATTATCATAGCGACTAAACACTAGAAAACGCCCCTTAGGATTATCTATGAGAAGTCTGAGTAGCGCCTCGTGCTTTTTCGGTAGATCGTCCTTCTTCTCTGACTCGATCGTATTTGTTTCCCCCTTTAATAGAAGTTTCGTACACTTTGATGGATGAATCGATGCACGGCAGAGCGGACATTCTGGATTACGCGCCATACTTAATAGTAGACAGCCGGCACAGAATACACGCGAGCAACAGGGTGTTATTAGATGATCCGTCGGCTCATCATAACATATAGGACACACTTCTTCTGTAAAGTTCGATACACGATCCTCAATACCCTTAATAGACTCCTTTAGTCTATTAATCTTATCAGTGAGTGACTTGAGAGCAATCTCCTTTGCCTTTGGTGTTGAATATTCCATTGATTCCTTAAATGCATAGGTCTTTTCTTGCGCCATTAGATCCTTCTTCAAGTTTAATGTTACTGCATTAATTAGACTCTTTGAGTCCTGCCCCTTCACGCCAAGACGCTCTAGTGCTGTGGCCGTATCGCCTGCATGAAGCATCTGCTGGATTTCACCAGACACTGCATTACGAATAATCTGATGACTCAGTGATGATCTGCACCAGATAATCTGCTTGTAAAGAGGAGGAAGGGATATGGATTTTTCAATCAATTCCTTCGAACATGATACTACCACACTCGATCGATTCACATGTGACGATGAGATTAACTCCTTGAAATATGAGTATGATCTCGCACTTAGAGACTCTATAAAATAATAGTTGTCCTTATTTATGCGCGACTTAAAATGGGGCTGTAGATGTGTATACTCGCTGTTTTCATTAAATACCTTTTGCTCTATATAGTGACGATCTATATATAGGCTATTATGCATATAAATTAAATTAATCCACGAGGCCGTCACAAACCAATAAAATCTTGCCGGCGGTATATTATAGGATAGCGGGATATGAATTGTATCGGCTTCATCAATAAATACGCGTTTCCATCTTATACCACCTGCATTGATCTTTGGCATAAAATTTTTGATAATCGTATTACTAATAAGAACAACATCTGCTTCGAATAGATTTGTGAAGAAGTCAGGTGAATCAATCTGTGTCGTCCGTGCAATACAAAAATGTTTCAGATTCGTCTGCTTTGTAATATAATCAGACCATTGACGGAAAAGTGTATGAGGAACCATAATCAGAGCATTTCCCTCTGAAATATCCGTGTATTTTTTTGACACAATGCTAAACATGTTAGGCGAAGAGGACGGTAGAACGCCTGCAGTCTCCTCGATTGTATTCATTATGTTAAGCCGTGAAATATGCGCCAGAATCATTAGGCTTTTTCCAGCACCAACGGAATCTCCTAGAATTCCATAGTTTGAATACATGATTTCATTCTTTACTCTCATTCCATTTGTGAGCTCATATTCTATCTTTTCCATTTTATTTAATACAATCTTTTGATGAAGATGCATGCTAACTTTTAGCGCCCCCTCAGGTGGCTCTGTTAAAGGATCATCCTCTGTAAGACTATTTGAAAAAACTCTGTGAAGATGCCGAATATATTCTTTGGCACTAGACATCTGTAGATTATTAATGTGATCTTTTAGACCTTCTCTTAATGCAACTCACTATAGAACTTTCTTGGCCCAGCTTCCTTGATAAAATCACGAATCTTCATTGGTGTCTTTTTGACGAAAGGATTATTCGGATCCTCCCGCATCTTAACCTTATTGAAAGTATTCTCAGAATGTGAAATAACAAGCATAACCTTGAGTGGATCAAGCTGGATCATCGGATTTTTATAACTCTCGAGAAAGGACTTTTCCTCCGCGTGTGTCACCGTCTCATCATATGTATTTTTGAGAGCATATGACTTACGCCATGCCATTGTACCATTCGTCGCATGACGCATATCATATGGACCGAGCTTATAAATCATCTTAATATCAGTATAATACATGTAAATCTCAGATGATCCAGCTAGTTCAATTCCAGGATATTGCTTAAATTTCGTAACAACATGGCTCACACGCTCAGGGGGATAATAGTCATCATCGTCCATTGCTACAATAATTTGACCCTTCGCCTCCTTATTTAGACGGTTTCGCTTGGCACCAATCAGCTGTTTCTCGTCATTGCGAATATAACGGAGCATCGGTAGGGCTTTCTCCTGAGCCTTAAAAAGGTCCTCGACTGAATCAGTGCCATCATCAAGAACAATCCATTCCATACGATCTTTCGGATAACTTTGATTTCGAAAACATGCAATAAGGCTGGGAATAAAGGTGCGGCGATTATATGTTGGTGTGATAACAGACACCAACGGATAATTTATTTCACGCTGAGTTGACATTCTTATAGAATATTCGTGCTAGGGGTTTATGTACTTTACAGCCGTTACGGTAACATTTGTGCTATAAGACCAAAGAGTACAGCAACTCCTGTAAAGACTCTTAGAGTGGTTTTATTGTTTGACTTTTTAAGATCTGGAGCTCCAGGAGGATTATATGTGAAAAAAGGCAGGTATTTAATATATGATGGGCTATGTATAGATATTTCGTAAAATGGTATTAGTATGGCTCGCCAGACTGGTGGATCATATAGTCCATAAAGAAGAACAATCGGATAGAAAATTGCCCCCCATAAGGCATAATATAGTTTATAAAGCCATAATTCACTTACCATGGTATTTGTTATAATAATAATTGCAAGTATCATTCCAATTATGTATGATGCAAGTCGAAGATTATGACCGTATGTAACACCATTTATACGGGTTAGTGTAATATCTTTTTCCAAATCAAGTTCAGACATTTGGCTACTGTAGCTGCTTTGCAAAGCCGCTGCAACATCACCATTCATTCCACTCAAATCAGTTATCGTGTGATTTACAGATGTTAATAGTGTTTGATAGCGGCCTGATATATTTACTGCAGTAGGATCAGATGGATAGGCTGCTAATTGGCTGATACTGCCATTAATATTTAATTTTAATGTATTAAATCCTTGACTACTTATTACACTGGTACCTGCACCCATCTCTACCGTAAAGTACTTAATTTAAGTATATGCCGTTAGCGCCATGTACTTAAATTAAGTACATGGCTATGATGGCTAGAACGGGAAGCTAAAGTAACTCCAATGACATAAGGCCACAAGGTGGCCTTATCCATGGGGAGTACTTAACTTCAGTACTAGCCGTTACCAGTGTTATAGTGCATACTTGGGTGCGCCAGAACCGGAAGCAATCACTAGAAAATTAATACTCTCAACATAAATTGTTAAATTATAGGTGTAATTCGTGCCAAGTGGCAGAGTGTGGAATTCAATTTCAGCCTGTAAGTTTTTCACTCTACTTGCGTTCAGAGAACCTGACGGCTGAATTTTAGAACTCGTGATCGCCCAGGTGTAAATTGGAATTTCAGCATTCGTAATTCCAGAAGTATATCTATAGGGCGTTATCTTTGTAAAGAAATCAGTCGGCTTTTGTTCCTGAATTTCATTTCCATCACAAATAATTCGAACATATTTTATAATATCCTTTTGTGAATTTGCAATTAACCCTCCACTTGTGGCGCCAGTTCTCAAATAATCATCCACTCCAACTGTCTCCTTTAGAGGTGCATATGGATATGTATACCAATTCGTGAAATTATTAAAATCATTTCTGTAAATTGAATCCGATCGCCGAGTACTAAATATAAACCGTGTTATTGGATTGTGAATATCTAAATCAAGAGTCTGTCGTGTTTGAAAGATACCCTCATACGGAATCTTATAGACCTGTGGAAATATATAGGTCAGCGGTTGTTTTGCGAAGGTTTGTCGCTCATCATCAGACAAATAAACATAGGTTGTCTGAATACGGGGATTTAGGAACCAGGTATTCGATTCCGTATAATAGCCCACATCCGTCAGAAAATTACGGAGTTGTCCGCTGACATCCTGAACGACACCATAGGCAGGATTATTGGCATCGATTTCAGCCTTTGGCGCCTGTAATTTAAAATCCGGACCAACTCTGTAGCCCGAAGCATCCAGTACCGAATATAGGGTATTCGCAGGATTGAGAGTGATCTGTACTTCACAGTCCTGGTACTGAAGAGCCACGAGAGGGAGTGCCTGAGAGGTTGCATCGGTGAACCAAAAGTTCAGAGGTACATGAATATCCTGACCTAAAATACTGGGGCGATTGAGTTGCTGACCCATGTTTGTATCGCGGATGACAGTTGGATAGCCCGTCCTTGATGCACTTGTATATGCACCATTTGCTGGATTTGTTAATTCAGGCACATCACCGACAAGTATCGACCACTTTTGATAAGTATCGGTATCATACTCAAGCTGTGCCTTTGATAGAAGGTAGGTTCCGTCAAATTCTTGAATTTTCTGGCCGCCAATAAAAAAGGCCACATTCTGAATGATTGCGGCACCTAGGAACCTCGACCAGAAAAACTCATATTGTGAGGACCGCTTATGAATTCCATCGCCAGGTGCGATGTACTTACTATAAATATCGGGAACCTGAAATGAAAAATACATATCAGACATTAAGTCGCCTATGCGTTGTATTTTTGTTCGTAATTGAATTGGTTGATCGTATCGGAGTTGATTCGGACCATCCAGAGCGGTCGTCACACTTTCCATTGAAAAGTGCGAATAGCGCTTGAATAACTTATAGTAGTAGGTCATTTGCGGATTTCCACTCAAAATAACATTTTGACTTCCATATGCAATAATAACTAAAAGACCACCACCAGTCATTCTGACTCTAAAACGTATCTTGAAAGCGTTTTAAACCAACCACCAAGTACCTGGCTTTGATGATTTCAAATCTAATCGTTATTCTATAGCGGTTAGATTTGTTCTCGGTATTCGATCCTACTATTAGCGCGTGTGCTGATCCACCCACCAGTTATCCCCATTATAGGGTGGTAGCTGCATCGATGCTGTATAAACATTTTTAGATGGACCCTGGCCCATTAGACTGTTAATTTCATTAATCGACAGTGCATACCGGGCATACTTTAAGGCACTAAGCTGTCCTGATATCGCTCCGCCGAATAAAACATCAAATGGAAGACTATCAATCAGAGACTTGCGTAGCATACGAGTTGACTGAGAAAATATGACAATATTTTGAAAGTTTTGGTATGGGATAGTTCCCTTGAGTGGCAAACGCGTGGCTAGATTTCCATTGATATAGACATCTAGACCAGACTTGTAGCAGTTTAGGACTACATGCACCCACTTTTGGACCGGGATATTTGTGATATCGACATATGTAAATGGATTTGTCTGAGTATTCATTACAACTCTCATTGTGTTTGTAGTGCCGAGCATGAATACAGCTGGGCCCATTAGAGGCCAGGGCTGGATAAAGCCCTTGTGAAACACATGCTTTAGTTTGTCCTCCCCTGTAAATGTACTTGAGTTTACAAAGAGAAAGAATGAATATGCAAATTCAATACCTGTTCTTTCATTTACAGATATACCTATTGGTACTGCATCCTTCTGATTAGGATCCTGCGGGATAACTATCATATTTGAGTCAGATGAAACAGACTTATCAAGTAGGGTTACAAAGTTCAATGATTTACTATTAATTATATAGTAAATGAACTGTAGCAAAAGTATTGTAGATGCAACAATTAATAGAGTAATTATACTTGAAATTGCCTGGGCTCCTGGCCCTGATGTTCCATATCCTGAACCATATGATGAACCATATGATGAACTATATGATCCCCCCATCGGTTTCTATCTACCGTAAAGTACTTAAATTAAGGGCCAGCTGTATAAAGATTGTATATGTCACTTGGATTGAGTGCCATATTTGATAGCTGAATCTTCGATAGGTATCCATCAAATCCACCATTTGATAAAAGACTGACCTTTACACCTGTCGGGTCTACCTTGAAATACGAGTTTGTGATACATGACCGGGACAACTTTCCATCCATATAGACATCAATCGAGCGTCCAGATAGGATTACTGTTACCTGAACCCATCTCTGGAAATCTATAGTCTTAAGATCACAGATTGCATCCTTATTTAGTATACTATCATCAAGCGCCATTGGCGCAAGAAGTGTATTAACATCCGACTGTGTTAAGGAGCCATCATTTACAATCTGCGAACTCGGAGTTGTTCCTGCTGGCGCAGGTCTTCCACTGTTACCTCTTGTTCCATATGTATCAGTCGGTGTGTAAGAACCAGCATTCGAGTCCCGGGAATGCGTACGCACTACGAGATTGTTCTTAAAGGCGCCGAGTGCAATAAAGATAGTTGAAAAGTTGGTTCCGCCAACACTTATGATGTGCTTACGACTGTTGCGATTTACATTATAGCTATTTACATATATCCAAAAGCTTACAGTATAGTCGCCACCCTCATATGGAACAGGCACGGATGAAACAGCTGGTGGAGCAGCTGTGGCCGTTATTTGGTTCCCAACAACGACCGTAGGGGCGGTGCTAGATGATGTTGAAATAAAACCATATAGGTAATACACTACAACAAGACTTGCCACTACAAGTGCAATTTGTATAATAAGTCCTGATGTAGGCCAGGCCATTTCTAATGTGTTATAGAGAATTTAACGGCTAATGACTAACAACTAATACCGCCATGTACTTACCGCCATGTACTAGCCGTTAGGCATACTGTGTTGTAAATGGAACACCAGAAACTGAGGTCTTTATATTAAAAATATTTGGATACGATGATATATCTGGTTGTCCGAGTTGAGGAAATGATAAACAGGATCCATCAAGACATAAGCGTTCTGCAATTGAGGATGATGGTGCAGCTATAACATCATATGCAAATGCGTTGGGAGTTGTCGTAAATATTAGAGGATCTCCACGCGTATTTGTCGCCTTTCCATAAACGGAACTTACATCCTGCACGCTCATACGGTTCGGCAGGAAGGTCAGACCACCGATTTTACCAGATAGCATATAGTTTCCAGTAATCAATGGTGTACCATTTGATATTGTTGAAACTACATTGTTTAGATTACTAGAAGTTACAAGTGTATTATTATAATAAACATCAATACGACGACCCTCTCTCGCAATCGTAATCATTACCCACTTTTGATGGTCTATAGGCGGTAAGGTTATTGTTTCAACCTGTGTTGCAGGATTGCCACCACGATCAGTGCGTGTGCGCACAGTTAATTGTGTCGCTACGCCATTTGGTCTGCTCGCGTCAGGAGCATTCATTACCTCAAGAGTATATATACCATGTATTGTAAAAACAGGCTGGTATCCATCATGAGTGCAATTCGTGCAGTCACTTGTTGCATTGCAAGTACATATATTATATAGACCACTATCACAGTCAGGCTTATTAGAGCCTACACCACAATCAACATGGCCTCCTGTGCGTGAGAGGGCATCAATTAGAACAAAGCATTGGAAAGTTCCCTGCCCGTCATTTGCAAAGGCATTTGCGACGGTAGTTGATGCAAAATCAGACGCATTTAGTGCATTTGTGGTGACTGATAAATTAAACGGACCATTCTTATTTGTTGTTGTTGATATAACTCTTGGCCGTAGAATAAAATATAGTATTACGCCCAAAGCTATTAGGCCTAATACTATAAGTACAACCGTGCGGTTCATTCTACTACTAGTTAGTAAAAACAGTGGAATTGAAAGCCTCTTTTCCATATGTGCGAATTGAATGTGAGGAAAGTGGTGTATTCCAAAATGAAAGATTTGAAATCGCAACTGATTGTCCTACAATTGAAGGGGGGCCATAGAAATTAGAATTAGAGGGTACTGTAATTGGAGATCCTCCAATTAGTGGAACAGATTTCTGAAGGTCCCCATTTATATAGACCTCGAGTAATATATCAGATAACATCATTGTAATTCTGAAGGGTGTTTTTATAGGTACATTTTTAATACTAGGCATTGATATAACTCTTACTGAGCTACCAGAGGGACTACCTGAGGGTGTACCAGAGGGACTACCTGAGGGACTACCTGAGAGAGCGTCTGAGGGCATAACATAGACATTTGCCATTAAATCATTTGTATAAGGATCCAAATATAAAATGAAATTTGTTTGTGGCATCTTATTTGCGATTCGACCAATAGTAGTATCACTTGAGGTCAGTATAACAGGTGATAGTGCACGATATAACAGGACTCTTGGTATTGAGGGGTCTACGAAATTACTCTGGATAAAAACATCAAATGAAATTGTGTAATTACTAGGTACTGTATGTAAAAAGTTGGCAGATGCATTTGCTGCCATTAATCCTTTAGGAAACGAAACCTGTCTATTTGTTGGTAAGAGGGGCACTGTAATTAGTCCACCGTCATCCGGTAATAGTGAAAATGTCTTGAAACCCATAAACTGTAAAACAATTAATAATACAAATGATAGAAGACATATAATAGTGAGATAGAAACTGTATTGAAAAAATCTACTAATATAGCGACTATATCCTGTAGGTTCAGGGCCTAGAAATCCTGTATGCTGCGGATTTGTATGCGATGTGTGTGGCACTTTAGACGCTTTATGTATAGCACCACTAGGGCGAGCTGCGTTTAAACTATATGTTGCATAACGGTCGCCCATATCTAATTGCTCTTTTAAAAAAAGCGTTAGAGATATCGAGTTTTTTGCTAAGCGGTAAGCCTTAAGAGCCATCCTTTACAAAAAGGGCCGATAGCCAAAGGAGAGATCCTCCAACTAACACAGTTCCAGCTCCGAGTAATCCTCCCTTTATCATTGACCGTAGATCAACTTCATCAATCGTATCTTGGTTAATTACTACATTCTTACCACGAGCTCCAATCCGTCTATAAAAATATATAACCTCAGACTCAAGCAGTTCGGGCTTTCCTAGAATTTTATTGACCTCATTATGAAGATGCACCGTCCACTTGAATAGATCATCTCGACTATCTAAATGTGGCGTCAAAGGCATCTTTTGTAAATGTGTCTGGTAGTGCTCTCTGCAAACAGGACATGGAATCAGAAAAGATAGAGACTCGTAGAATTCTTTAGCGGCTCTCTTCTGTGCGTAAGAGGGGCTCTGCGGATAGCCAATTGCAACAATATGAATTGTATGCCAAAATAGCGGTCCCCATACCGCCGGCGGGAGCTTCATCTGACTAATAGATCTAAATCATAGTAATAACATGTGCCGCATGCACCTGGTCTAAACAATATAGAGCACTATAATGTAAGAATGTCTAAGACACTTATAACATATTGTACTAATTGCGGTGAATACGGACATATAACAAAACAGTGCAATTTACCCATCACAAGTTTCGGAACAATTTTATTCCGAATCAAAGATGATTGGAATCAGGTAGAGAGTCTCTGTGGATCGGACAAGTCGTGGTCTGGTTTAGAGACAATTGACAAATCAAAAATCCAATATCTATTAATTCAGCGTCGTGATAGTCTCGGATATATTGATATTATGCGTGGAAAATATAGACCCGATGATGTAAAATATATTACACAACAAATTCACGGAATGACCCGGGAAGAGCAACAACAGCTTATTCATGAGCCTTTTGATGAACTTTGGGAGAAATTGTGGGGTCCACCAACTGAGGGATCGAATCCATACCGGCATGAAAAAGAGATTTCACGAATGAAACTTACAACAATTCGTAATGCATCACCAAGTCTAGAGGATATTGTCAAAAGCGTGAATTTCTTCTGGCCCACTCCAGAATGGGGATTTCCAAAGGGTCGTCGCGAACCTCACGAGTCCGAGTATATTTGTGCTCTTAGAGAGATGCGTGAGGAAACTGGGTTCACCGAAAATGATATTACTCCGATTAAGAATTTAGATACAATCAAGGAAACCTTCTTCGGATCAAATAATATTCAATACTGTCATAAATATTTCATAATGTACGCGCATAATGCGTCTGAACCGGTTCTTGATCGAATGAATTCACACATGGTCCAGGAAATTGGAAATATTAAATGGTGTTCTCTAGATGAGGCACTTGCCCTTATCCGCCAAGATAATCCCGAAAAGCGTGCGGCTCTTCTTCAAGTGAATAAACTCTTAGAAACTTTCTGCCCGTTTAAGTTTGGGCCGATAAATTAGAATGCTAAAGATAAAGCGATTTTCACCGAATCATCTGGATTCGCTTAACAAGTGTTTTAATACTGTTTTTGATAGTACTGAGTTGGAAAATTACAGAAAAATAAAAGATTTTTCATTAACATTTGTTGGGATGGATCCTAATGATAATGTGAAAGCTTTTATTATTGCAAATAAGAGTGAATCAAAATTTGGTGAATATGAGATTGCCTATCTCGGTATTAGCAGTGAATTCAGAGGTCGCGGATATGGAAAAATACTACTAAGGCTTATGATGAATGAACTAAAGGGTCATTGTGTATGGTTGAATGCTCTTGTAAATAATGATATTGCATGTAAACTATATAAGGAGGCTGGATTTATAGAAATGGATAGATACATTGATAACTCTGGAAATAACTCTATTGCTTTTGCTACCGTTGACTGTTTAAAATAAACAGCCTACGGAGACGTTTTACGTTATGAAGCCAACCAAGGACGACAAGGGTGGATATTTTGAGATCAAATACCCACCCTTGGAGCCATAATATCGTCTTTACCGCCAAGTACTAGCCGTTACCGCCAAGTATTTGGCTCTGATGGCTAGAACAAGAAGCTAAAGTGACTCCAATGACATAGGCCACAAGGTGGCCTTATCCATGGGGAGTACTTAACTTTAGTACTAGCCGTTACGCGAATAACAGTATAATAAATAGCCTGTCAAGTATAGATGGATGCATATAGCAACCAAGAACTCCTTAATGCATGGAATAAGGAGGAGGATATGGCAATAAGAGATAGTTTATACAAGACTTTAAAGGAACGTAATCTATTTCCCAATGAAAAAACGGCCAGCTGGGAAGTCGAGGCCGGCCTATATCCTGATACAGAGGATCCCGCCTTTATTCAAAAGATCATGATAAAGCAAGAATTCGCTGAGAATTTACAGCAGAGCCTCAGGGCCCAGCAAATTGAAAAAAAGAATCCCTGCAATTCGCACGAGGAGTTCGAAATCTCACCCGTTCAGCGATTTATAAGTCGCTTTCTATCACCACAGACACCCTATGCATCCGCCCTTCTCTATCATGGCGTAGGTGTTGGAAAAACTTGTGCCGCTATTAGCACGGCGGAGGAGCATTTAAGAGCCTATCCAAGAGAGCATGTCTATATTATTGCTCCTAGAAATATCCAGCCCGGATTTCGTAGAACAATCTTTGATGAAGAGACACTGGTAATTCCGCAGGAGGGATTTAATACTGCAACTGGATGTACTGGAAACTCCTATCTGCTTCGTACCGGCATGGAAATGGAGCGGAACAGGGATCTTGTTATCAGACGCATAAAACAGTCAATTAACACCCGCTACCGAATTCTGGGTTACACACAATTCTACAATTACATTATTTCAATTCTCGCACGCTCTGAAAAGATTCCAGATAAGGAACGGAGAACTCAGCAACAGATCAGAGACCTTCGTGATGAATTCGATGGAAAAATGATAATTATTGACGAGGCGCACAATTTACGCGACTCTCCTGGTGAAACTGAGGATGACAATTTGGATGTCGCCGGCGGTGACAATGAAATTTCAGAATCAAAGGCCGGCAAGCGGCTTACACCGAAATTGATGACACTCTTACGCGTTTCACAGGGTGCAAAGTTACTCCTACTCACTGGAACACCAATGTATAATAATTATAATGAAATCATTTTTCTTATGAATCTTCTCCTCATGAATGATAAGCGCGCTGAGATATCCGAGAAGGATATTTTCATGCCAAAGTTGAAAATGGTCCGCGGAAAGGGTCTTACTGTTTTCCGCTCGGCTGGCAAGGAGAAGCTAGGAAATATCGCCAGTGCCTATCTCAGTTTCATGCGCGGCGAAAATCCGCTGAGTTTCCCCGTTCGTTTCAATCCAGAGGACGCCGCCTGCCCTAAGTTAGCACAGTGGCCCCAACTCAGTCCTATTGGCGAGGAAATAACAAGTTCAACAATCCCTGCACTACTTCGTCTACCCTTTGTACCTGTTACATATGAGCCAGCCGAGTTAAACATTATAAAGGGTATTGCAGATGCAGTTACAGAGCGTGGAGGACTCGGTCTCAAGAGTCTAGATGAAATGATCCAGTCTGGAAACTGGCTCTATCCTGGAACTGACACACCTGATACACGCATTCGCGACAGTGGCTTTGACTCCGTCTTTCAGGAAAAGAAAGAGGGTGTCCTAAGCTATTATGAGCCGCGTGAAAATGCAGCCTGGATGTCAAAGACGGAATTGAAAAAGGTGAGTCCCAAGGCCCACTTTATTCTGAATCGCGTTCAGAATACAAAGGGTGTAATTTTTATCTATAGCCGTTTTATTAAGTCTGGGGCCTTGCCACTTGCTCTTACCCTAGAGGCAAATGGATACACGCCCTATGGCTCAAATCGGCCGCTTTTTAGAGCGGCGGGCCGCGAGCACGACGGACAGGGTCTTCAGTGTGCCCTCTGTAATCAGCGTGAGAGAGGACATTCTAACTCTAAACACAAGTTCACACCCGCAAAATATGTACTCCTCACGGGCCAGGCGAATATATCTCCAAATAATGCAGCGGCCATAAAGGCTGCAAGATCAGAATCAAATGTATATGGAAAGGATGTTAAAATCGTAATTGGGTCCCAGGTCGCATCAGAAGGCATCGACTTGCGATTTATTCGCGAAATCTATGTATTCGATGCCTGGTATCACTTGAATAAGATGGAACAGGTTCTTGGGCGCGGCGTGCGTACCTGTAGCCACGCCCTTCTTCCTCCAGCGGAACGGAATTGCACGATTCATCTACTTGTTAATTCATATGACGGATTAACATCTGAAACGGCGGATCTCTATATGTACCGTCAGGGAATGAAAAAGGCAATTGAAATGGGGGAGGTTACTCGCACTCTGAAAGAGTACGCCTTGGATTGCAACTTGAATTTCCCAGCGATCTATGCAAATAACATGGAACCTGTTGAAAGAATGGAGGATTCCCGTTCAGACATTCGTACAAATGTATCACTGAATGATACACCCTATAGCAGCATATGTGATTGGATGGAATGCCCCTATGCCTGTTCTAAGGTGGTAGATATAGCCTCTCTCCAGAAAAGTCATACACTCGATATTTCAACCTATGATGAGTTTGCAATGCGTTGGCGCTCTTCGCAGATGAAACAGATTATACGCGATATATTTGAAAAGACAGGGCAACCAATGATACAGAGTGGATCTCTGGAGGATATTTTTATTGATAAGGATATTCCTGCAGTGGCGATTAAAACACTATTATCAGATATTATTAACAATAAGTCATTTAGAATAAGAGTAAATTCACGGGAAGGTTATATCGTCTACCGTAATGGATTCTACCTTTTCCAGCCGATTTATTTGGCAGATGTGCGGATTCCACTTGCAATTAGAGTTGCCAGTGTACCCGTTCGTCGCGATGCCTTCATTCCTGAAAAAATGTTATTTGGTCCAGCACCAGCTGCAACCTTAAAGGCTCGTACAGCTGTTCCTCCTGCAGCTGCTGCAGATGAGGCAACAGATGCTCTTGCCACAATCAAAGAGGCAGAGAGTCCTGAAGTTGAGGTCGCACCAGAAACTTTGGGACTTGAATATTGGAATGCATGTGTTGAATGGTCGAAATCCATAAATAACGGAACATCGGTATTAGATCTTCCAGATACAATTATGGAGAAAATAGACAAGCGCTATAGGGGCGATAAATATAAACGCGAATTTAATGTTCTTTCAATGATTTCATGGATGTACGAGCATCTTAAAAATTCAGGATTATATACGGCTGATAAGCAAGCTCTATATTTAAAAACATTATCGGAAGTTTTTTTGGAAATTATATGGGATGAAAGTCTTTCGAGCAAGGAGCAGAGCAGTATTCTTACTAATAACCGCGAGTCGGCTGATGCTGTAAGTATCGAACAACGAGTTAAAAAGGGTTCTACAGAGGCCTTTCGCTATATAAATCTTACTACTGGGGCGATTCAGTACGAATGCCAGAATGCACCATGCAGTGAATCAGTTGTCAGATTATTTGAAAGTGATAAGACAGATCCCTATAATAATTTACAAGTAAATAAGCTGACAACGGGGCCCTTTTATGGATTTATAATACCAAAACTAAAGGAATCAAAGTTTGTTTTAAAAACAAGCGACCGTGTAGTTGATCCAGGTCAGCCAGTAGAAAAGGGGAAAGAATGTGAAAATATAAGTAATGCAACCGATCATAAGACAGAACTAAAGCAAATACGCGATATGATTGTCGCCCTAGGTTATCCACCGTTTTTGATTATAGATTCCGTCTTAAATGAAAAGGAAGAACGAAAGAAGGAGAAAGAAAAGAAGGAGAAGAAGAAGAAGGACGACTCATTAACAGCAGAGGAACGCGAAAAAATGAAGATTAAGGATACTCTTATTGATAGTTTCCGGAAATTCCAAAATGTTGTGAAGATATGTACTCTTAAAAATATTACATTACGAATGATTGATAAACTCGAAAAGCTACAGGGGCGTAAACGCTATTTTTATAGACCAATTTCGGCAGTAAAGAGTAAGCACAAGTTAAAATAAGTGAATGGGCGTTATAAATTTGAATATACACATTCCTCTCAACATATAGATAAATGGAGTATGTTGCAGTATTTGAAGAACAAGTTACATTGACTCCAAAAGATCTTAGAAAGGAGATTACGAGTATTGATAGTATTCTAGAACAGAAGCTCCGCAAGAATCTGGAAGGTCGTTGCAGTCGTAATGGTTATGTACTTCCTGACGGTGTTCACATTCTATCACGCTCAATGGGTGTAATCGAGCGTGGACGCTTCACTGGAAATCTCCTATTCCATGTACAGGCCGAGGGAAAGGTTCTAAATCCTCCCGATGGAACAATTCTTGAGGGTGAGGTGATTCGTAAGAACAAGATGGGTCTGTATGTTGAATATGCAAAGGCGATTCGTATCATTATCCCACGCGATATCAATATTGGTAACGAGGAGTTTGAGAATGTTGAGGTTGGTGAAATGGTTCAGGTAGAGATTAAGAAGTCTCGCTTTCAGGTAAATGACGAATACATTCTAAGTGTTGGGCTATTCAAAGGTAGAAGTAGAGGAGAGAGGGCGAATGTTTACGATACTAATCAAAATGTTTCAGAATCCGATAATGATGATGAAGGGGAAGACGAGGGAAACGCCGGCGCCGGCGCTGAAGACGGTGAAGGAGATGACGGCGCCGCCGATAGAGTTGCCGCCCCTACCGGCGAAGAAGAGGAAGCTGTAGCAGAGGAGGGCGTAGAGGCAGAGGATGCAGAGGAAGAGGCATAAGATGCAGAGGAAGCCTAAAATAAGTAACGGCTTATGCGGATAACTAATTATCAATTATCAACGGCAAATGATTAGATGAGTACTTTAACAAATGAGGAATACGAACGGCGTAGATATTTTTTAGATGATCTTAAAATCCTTTCAAAGACAGAGGCCTTTAAGATATATGAGATTCTAAAAAATAATAATGTCGAATACACTGAAAACAGCAACGGCATTTTTTTCGATCTTGTAAAACTCTCAAAGGAGACCTTTGATGAACTCAACAAGTATATGGAGTTTTGCCATGCTGTAAGAAAGGAGCAGTCGTCTCGTGATAATGAGGAGAGACAGGCACAGGACCTTCTAGCACAATAAGCACGAGTGTCGATCCAGGTCTAAACCCGAACCGATATATTCATATAAGAATATGGATCCAGTATTAAAGTCAATCCTAGAAAAAAACCCGAATCGGAATGAAAAAGTTTCTCCCATTCCAATTCGTGTATGTTCTGATACAAATGAAACTGAGGAAGCCCCTGCAACTCTTTGTGGCTGGGTACCAACACCTCTAGAACCCCCCGGCCCGCTTGCTGCCATCCTCTGGAAGACGAATCCAGAGTTTCGTGCCGGCTCGATTCCTATTCGCAGAACAATCATTCGTGAAACGATTCTCAAACTACAGGTTCGTGTTGAGAATGAGCTTCGTGGGCGCCGCTGGTCTCGCTCGAAGATCACGGAGCAGCTCACTCTTCAGCAGTCTGCCGATATCAGCCCTCCACAAGATACTAAGGATCTCAATGAGGCCCTAGCATACTTCTATGATATCCAGATCGTCTTCGTGGATGAGGCGAATAAGAAGATCTCCTGGGTGCCAGAAGATCCTCGTACATGGTCTGCAAATAAGCCAGTTTGGGCCATGTCAGTCGGCTCTCGCGCAGTCTTTCATCGCAAGGGTGAGGAGTCCGTAGCAAATCATCTCAGCCAGTGGGTGTCTGATCGCGAGAACGAGAAGTGGAGAGTTATCTGGCCAGTAGCAGATGGCACTCTTGAAGAGATCCGCTCTAAGATTAATACTCTAAATGTCAGTCTCGGCTCCCGGCTGCAGAAGCCCTTGAAGGCAGACTATGCCATCGCCCTCGGTCGTGCTGAGGCTATCCGTCATCTACATGATACATTTTCAGGAAAGGCGCATAACAATGAAATTCTTATGGGCTAATCCATCTAAATTTGAAAAACTCCCACTCAAAGCTAAACCTATAGTCTGGAATAGAATTGTCCTCGGATGGAATTGTTTTCAGCCGAAGCTAACGCCATAAAAGCTCAAGTTAGCGAATGGATTCAGCACGCCGATTATGAGCTTGAAACCGTGTTTGGTGAGAGGGGTGTAGTAGATTCTACGACCTTTATTGCTGTAGCAAAGCGTCTTCGTGCGAAGGGTTATACCAACATGCCACAGGAGGACCGTCTTACGATCACAACAAAGGATCATGTGCGGTTTTCCCTCGACGGCCTCGGTATTATTCAGAAATATTGTTCTGACGATGTACTTGCCGGCAAGCCCTTTACCGCCATGATTAAGGACAGAGCGGTTGCAACAAAGAATGTCGATGTCGAGGAGTACGACATTCGTATCAAGCAGCGGCGTGAGGTTGGCATGGCACAGGACGACGCAGAAGTAAAGAAGCTGCTGGATCAGTGGTCGCGTATACCAAAGGCCTTTCGTATGATTCGCCGCTGGACCTTTGAGGGTGAGGGTATTCGCATCGATATGTCGATCGTTCGTTCAACAAAGACAAATGAGCGCGGAGAATACAAGTGGCAGCGCAAGTTTCGCGATCAGGATATCATGGAGTCGGTTCCATCCTATGAGATTGAGGTGGAACTTATTCGCACAGAGGGTGATACGCCCGAATCGGCAATGAAGCGCCTTGTCAAGCATGTTGGCGAGGTTCTTCGCGGCGTTCAGAAGAACACGCTTCTTATTCGCAAGTCACAGGTTCGCAAGGTTCTAGACTCTTACTCGTCGATGGTCGGTAGTAAGAAGTTTCGCGGCCCTGCACCTGTAACACTGCAGGTGAAAAACATGCGGAGTGATCGCGAGCCAAAGATTCCAAATATTCGTGATGGCTATAATGTAACTGATAAGGCGGATGGTCTCAGATGTCTTGGCTTCTGTGACTCTAAGGGTGAGCTGTTTCTGATTGACATGAGTATGCGAAATGTCTACAAGACAGGTCTCGAGCAGCCAGAGTGTCGTGAATCACTTATTGACGGTGAATGGGTAACACTCACGATTGACAAGGAGCCTACCCAGCAGTTCCTTGCCTTCGATATCTTTCTGGCAGCGGACAAGAAGGATGTAAGCCAGTTTCCTTTTCAGGAGCCGGCGCCTGAGGAGGCTCTTAGCTCGCGCTACGGTCAACTAAAGAAGTGGATACTGACCTGGAACAAGGGCGATGGTCCGACTAAACTCTCTAAGAGTATTACACCGCTCACTAAGCTTCAGATATCATTAAAGGACTTCTATTTTGGTCGTGCAGATGCTACGAGCATTTTCCGCCAGGCGGAGCGGTGTCTAGATACTGCAAAGCCATACTACCGCGATGGTCTTATCTTCACGCCGAATAAGCTACCTCTCCCCGCTGAGGCCGGCTCAACCTTCTACGAGCAGTTTAAGTGGAAGCCATCAAAGGATAATACTATCGACTTCCTTGTAAAGATGGAGCGGGTCACTGATACTACGCGTGATAAGATAACGGTTGGCATTCAGCCTGATACGGGTGAAACGGTTAGCTATAAGACTCTGCGGCTGTTTGTTGGCTCGAGAAAGGACGATGCGCGCGATGTGATTCTAAACATGCGTGATCTTCCTGGTCGCGATCGGCGCTCGAAGGGTAAGGATAACTATAAGCCTGTACCTTTCACACCGCGGGAGTTTCCTGATCTGATGGCGAGCATCTGCAATCTCCCAATCCATGAGGATCCTGATACAGGTGAGACCTATGTTAAGACGCATGACAGTGATGAACCCATTCAGGATAACACAATCGTAGAGATGGCCTATAATCCGAAGGCGGCGCCAGGGTGGCGTTGGATACCTCTCCGTGTTCGTATGGATAAGACCGAGCGCTTCCAGCTTGGTGTTATTGGACGCACTCTTAACTCGGATATGGTAGCGAACGACAACTGGAATAGCATTTATGATCCGATTACGGAGTTTATGATTCGTAAGGGCTCGGATCAGCCGTCAGAGGAGGAGCAGGCCGAACTGAATCGCCTCACTGACGAGCAGACTGCTGTGGCGAAAAAGTATTATGACAGAAAGGCCCCAGTTGAGAACAAGATGCTTACGCGTGGCATGCGCGACTTCCACAATAAGTGGATTAAGGAGCGAATCCTCTATAGCACTGCTCTTCAGGGGCGTGGAAAGACTCTGATTGACACCGCCTGTGGTGTAGCAGCGGACCTTCAGATCTGGCGGCGGCGTGATGTCTCCTTCGTTCTCGGTGTAGATTATGCCGGTGAAAACATTCGCGGTGAAAATGATAGTGCCTATGGTCGCTATATGGATACCATTATTAATAATGGTGGGCGTGATTCAGGCGTGCCACCCATGATCTTTGCGGTAGGAAACTCCGCAAAGAACTATGTAAATGGCGATGCTGGCATGACGGAGGAGGATAAGAACATTCTACGCAGTGTTCTTGGCCGTAAGCCACCGACTGGCCCAATCCCCACCTTCGTTGATAAGGAGGGTGCCTCACGGTTAAAGCTCGGTGCGGACTGTATGAGCTGTATGTTTGCGCTTCACTACTTCTTCGAGACCCCAGAGACTCTGAGAGGTTTCGTGAAGAATATTGGGGATAATCTCAAGGTGGGCGGATACTTTATTGGCGCCTGCTTTGATGGCGAGAAGGTCTTTGATCTTCTACGCGGTGTACCGAAGGGTGGTGCGCGCGTTGGTCTGGAGGGTGATGCCACACTTTGGAAAATCATAAAGGACTATGAGGAGGACGAGTTTCCTGAGGGCGATGATTCGCTGGGACTTCCTATTAGTGTTGATTTCGTTACGACGGGTGATATTGGGCGGGAGTTCCTGGTGAATATCAAGACACTAGAGAATGCCTTGAAACAGGTGGGATGCGAGCTACTCAGCGGGGATGAGCTGAAGAAGGCGAAGTTAGTACAAAGCACGAGTACCTTTGATGTATCCTTTGAGATGGCGAAGAAGGCTGGAGAGAAATATAAGATGCCTGATGCGATCAAGCAGTTCTCCTTCCTGAATCGCTGGTTTATCTTTCAGCGGAAGCGCCAGGCGAGCCCACTGGAGACGGATGCTTCTGGCCTGGTTTCGCTAAAGCGGAATGCAGTAAACAGTGTGGCCGGATTACCCGAGGCTGAGGCTGAGGCTGAAATCGATGCAACAGGCAGTGTAATTCCCGTAGCCAAGCCGAAGGAGGCTCTTCCAGCGGTTCCAACCTATGCTTCTGGAGAGCTCTTCCAGTTCTTCGATTCAGCGGCTGAGAAGGATGTTCTAAAAATCGGAGATAAGACAGCCGGCCAGTGGCTTTCACCATCTGCCCCCTTCCCTATTGAGGATCCCGAGGTTGAGGGTGTGAAGTATCCAAGCCTCGAGCACTACTTGGCCGCGCAGAAGTGGCGTCTAGCTTCAACGACGCCAGATGTTGCTACCGCGGTGTTTAGTAATGACGGCTCGATCCATCAGGAGTTCCTCAGACAGCGTCTACTGGAGTCTGAGGGTGGAAAGAAGCCTATCACAGAGAAGCGTAACAGAGAGATTCTGAAGGCGGAAAGTGTTGCAGTGCGGAATGCGATCAGCCCCGCGGCCTTCAAGAAGTATAAGTCGACCTTTGACCCGGCGCAGTGGTCGACACAGAAGGATGATGTCCTAATGGAGGGACTCAGACAGCGCTGGGAGACTGATGCACGGTTTAGAAAGATCGTGGAGGCCGTGCGGCAAAAGGGTATGACACTTCTATACTATGCACCTGGCTCTAGTTCGAGCGACCTTGGTGGTGTGCGGAAGAATAATGGATCAATTGAGGGTGATAATAAGATGGGTAAGATGATGATGGAGTTAGCTGGATTCTGATGAGCCTAACGGCCACCATAAAAATAATGATAATAAATATTATCATCATTATTTTTTCACTGTTAACGGCTAGTACTGAAGTTAAGTACTCCCCATGGATAAGGCCACAAGGTGGCCTTATGTCATTGGAGTAACTTTAGCTTCTCGTTCTAGCCATCAGAGCCGTGTACTTAAATTAAGTACATGGCGGTAAGTACTATTGTTACTTGTTCTCATTCTCATTCTCAGCAATCACTGCAAGCTTCCGCTCATTGCCCTCAGTTAAATGATGTCTCTTCGGGCCCGCATAGCGAGTACTCACATCGCCAAATGTTCTAGATAAACTCGTAGCGAGCGAGTTTAGCTCAGAGTTCGCCGGCTCTCTATTTACGCGCAAACGCTGAACTCCAGCATTACGACGCTTCTGATCTATATATTTAGCCCATGCACTATCGACCTTGCTCTTTAGAACACCAGGAGCAGGGCCACTGAGAAGCGACGGGTAGAGTAGTGAAACTGTCTTTGCAGACGCAGACTTTGCAGCCTTCTTTAGAGAGGCACTCCGCGCTGAAACAGGTGCAGTCGCTACAGCAGAAGCACTATTGCTCTTACGCGTAGCAATACGAGCAGATCTACGAAGCTCAAGATCAACCGCCATCGCAATCTTCTTGAGCTCCTTCTTTGGTATTTTGATCGGTGCAAGAGCTACTGGAGCCGAGCGCTGAGTTCCGCGTCTATGGGACATAACAAGTGCCTCGCGGCGTGCCTTCCGCTTTGCACTCTTTCCCAGTTGACCTTTTAACTTTCTTGTCTTATTTCTTTCCATTAAAAATAGCGAAGGAGGCATTTCTACTACTCTAGAGGCAATACAATAATATAGATACCATACTGTATTATTTCACCATCATCACCAGCATCGCGTGTCCATCCATAAACTGCAGAACCCTTCTTAGCGATTTCATTTCTAGCCGTAGTGTTTTCAATAGGATAGGCCTCTCCATAAAGCGCAGGCGAATAATTCGACAGACCCTCTATCATCTGGGTTAGAGCATTTTCCGCACCATCAATTGTTGCATAAACTATGCGAGGAGTCGTATCATCTGATGGTATTATATTGGCTCCATTGTAGTCTTCGTGAGAAAATACGATCATAAAAACATTTGGCATTCTTATCTAAAGGTAATGCCTATATATATAGATAGAACTAACCGCATGCCGCAACCATGGCAGGAGCTTAGTATAAAAAACAAGCATCCGCGCGATGATTCTATCAGTTTTGATGAACCAACGCACACTTACACTGTGAATGGAACCTACAAGGGGTGGACGAGCTGTACCGGATTTATTCACAAGTTTTTCCCCCACTTTGATGCTGATGCCGTCATCAAGAAGATGATGTCATCACCAAAGTGGCCGACAAACAAGTACTTCGGAAAGACAGCGAAGAAAATCAAGGCGGAGTGGGATGCAAATGGAAAGTCTGCATCTGAGGCCGGCACAGCAATGCATCTCGCCATCGAGCAGTTTCTCCACGGTCATCCAGAGATTATTGCCGCTCCAGTATTTTCTACGAAAGAATGGAAGTATTTCATGAACTTCTGGAATGATGTGAGCGGTGATCTCGTACCCTATCGGAGTGAGTGGGAGGTCTGGAGCGAGGAGTACAAGTTGGCCGGCTCCATTGATATGGTTTTCTACAGAAAGTCCGATGATTCCTATGTAATCTACGACTGGAAGCGCTCAAAGGATATTAAGATGGAAAACAGCTGGGAGAACGGGTACGCCCCTCTCGATCATCTTCCTAATGCAAATTACTGGCATTATACCCTACAGCTGAATACATATCGCTGGTTTTTGGAGACCTACTATGGTCTGAAAATCTCCGATATGTATTTAATTATCCTGCACCCTGATAATGCAAACTATCAGCGTTTTCAGCTAAATCGCCTGACTACTGAAATTCAGGATATGCTAGATGACCGCAAGGCGGCTATTTAGAGACTATAAATACTGTTTTAGTTATATTTTTATCTGAAAACAGTCTTTTTATTTCCGCCGTCAAGTCCCCACTTTGTATGAGCGCCGGCGCCTCAGGATCTGTAACAATTATCGCAGGAGTCCCATCCTCCTGAATAATAAAAATCGCATACTTCTGATATCTGTCACGAGGAGGGCGGATTCCTATTATACGCTTGGCTGGATCGGTCTCCTGCAGATTGATCTGCAAAATAGGAATGAGCGACTTTTTAACAAGTGCAGACATGGACTTTTCATCTAGTTTCATTCCAGTAAGTCCAATTTCAGATACATTCACCTGTAAAAGGGCAAGTAGGGGCCCAATGCTATTTGGTGATGGATACAGGCGCAGTCTATTAAAGATCGGATCGACCCCAGAGGGGTTTATTATCTTAGCCACAGCATCTGGAATCTTACTCAATTCACTAGCTGGCGCAACAGTGGCGACTTGGTCCAGACCCTCTTCAGTCGTCATTTCTTCGACGAAGACCGGTGAATCTGCGCTGACCTTCGTCCAATCATTCCGCAGCATCTCCGTCCATGTGTATGATCTCTCAGGTATGATGTACTGATTTTTTTCGCGAACAGCCCCTGTAAGCGCCGCAATTTCAGAGACGCGCTTCTCAAAAATCTGCTTGCGCCGCTCACCAAACCGTATAAGTTCATCAATAAGTCGAAGAAGAAGAATAAAACCGCCAGAGCCGTTCTCAGGCTTTGATACATGAATTAAACATTTTCCAGTCTCTTGCTTCCAGGAACAGAGTCCATTGCAGTCCTTTTCAGCAAGTAGAGTACAATCTTTTCTTAGAATACTAATCTGTCTGGCACGATCCTCATCCTTCTCTGCGATCCAATTCTCGATAATTGGAGCAATCTTAATTTGGAGACGCCGCCGTTTTTCGTAGAGTGGAAATTCCTTCGAAAAAATTACATCCTCTAATTCTCTTCTGAAGAGTCCGCCATTTTCATGAGAGTTCAGCCAATTTGAAAATGTAATTCTAAGATATTCGAAACTCTCATTAAACTCTTTCACTTTCAACTGACTCATGCTATCAATCTGATCTGCAGAGCCCGTTGACTCTACAACAATCTTTTTATTAATAGACCACTCCATTTCATCAATCTTTTGAATTGGCTCGGGTAAAATTATATTCGCTGGAACATCCTGTGTAACAGCCACTGGAATATAGAGACCATTCGAGAGTTGAACTGATTCAATGCGCTGCGTTGAGTTGGTACGAACAGCACTCTTTATTGTATAGAGTGTTGGAAAGATCGGTTCCACATACTTTCTATAGAAAGATACAACCTGTGCGATTGTCGCCGGTTCATAATCATCCCAGTCCATAATAAGTTTATACTCCAAGTCAATGAAACTGAGGCCATCATCGATGACTGGTACCGCAATTAATCCTGTCGGCTCAATCCGATAAACAAGAGCTGCAATATGATTATAGGCATCGCGTATAAAACCATAGAGTTGATTGGCAGATAACATCTTTTTCACAACAGACAGAGGTGCGATCTTCGTTGATTTGATACCAGCAGAACTTGTATAAATACCGAGTCCACCAGTTCTAGAGGAGCACTGTGATCTGAACTCATCAAGTCGTTTGCGAATGATGGGAGGAAACTTATCAGTCATTAAATCACCCTCTCTGAGTCCTGAAAAGGTGAGATACGACTGATTCAAATCGCCATTGAGAAGTGCCTTATTATCATAGTAAAACACGGGTTCCCATATACCATAATAGTGGTGAAAGAGGAATCCGACATCCGAAGTCGCAAGTACCTCATTTTGCATCGCATATGGCGGGCATCTCACCTTTAATTCACCAGACTCTAGAATATCAAGCACAATAAAAACGATTCCAGGTCGGCGATACTCTGCTACCTTTGATGAATCAAGTGCATAAGAGCGTTTTCCAATATTCATTAAACCTGGCAGCGAGAGAAAATGGGCGAAATGCCGATATTCCTTACGGGTCTTGGTTGATGTAAGCCACCAGCGGAATCTATCGTATGAAAGATAAGCACGCTTTACCAGGTCCTCATTTTTAGCGGTGAGTTTCTTAATTCTTAAATGATCGTACGCCCAATTCTTAATTTGCTCGCGAGTGGGAGCGAGTCCCTTTGGATTTTCTACAATTGTACGGGGCACCCACATTGGATTGTACATTTCAAGTGCAAAATTGCCATAATTCATCGATAAAAATACACGCGGTTGTATAACATCTATTAACATGTTCTTAATCTCTTCGACCGTATCCATCTTATAAAAATAGATCGCAATAGCTGCGAGGAAAGAATCATTACGATATCTAACGGAGTTCTGTACTCCTATACGTAAGAAGCCTCTAGACCCTGGTGTCAATTTCTGCGGATTAAAGGTGCGTGAAACAAGATCACTCGGAACCTGCGCGAAATATTCATTTAGCTTGGGTGGAAGAATTCCAATTTGAGGCTGTGTAATTTCAGGGGCCACGGCGCGACCTGACTCCTCCTCAATATCAATTCTGCGACCAGTTGTCTTATCATAACGAAGCACCTTCTTAATCTTTTTAAGAGCGGGATCGAGAGGGAGTTTCTCACTACCAACAATTGATGCAGTTCGTACAGTTAGAAGAGTCGTTTCATAGGGTACACTTATTGCCTCCAGAAGAGTTGTCTCATCGGTTACGGCAAATGTCTCATCAACCGGTGCATCTGGTGCAACTGTTGCACTCTGTATAATCTGCTCCGTGTCTGGAAAGGCCGCATGTTCGCCTATTCTTATTGGCTGATCTTCCTTGAAACAACAGGGGAGGTGGAATCCCTCTGGATGAGTGATAACCTTTAAGAAACCGATCTGGAATTTTGGCTTACCCTGTGTTGGTTTGCGTTCAATAATGACCTCATTTATTCCAGGAAAACGCTTGTTTTTCACTACAAGACCCTCGCAAAAGGGACAGGTTCCAGGCTCCTTTGTTGTGCGTAAACTTCCATCGGCCTGTTTTACTGGGCGTCTTAGTACTGTTCCAATTAGCTCCTTTTCGCGAACCATGATTACATCACGAACACAAAAATATTTGCAGCATATATAATAATTCTGTGTACGAGGAGATGAACCATAACGCATTATTGTGTAGTATTCCTTCTTCGGATCAGGATTGTAAGGATTAGCCTTCTTATCCTTATTAAGAGGAAACTGGAAAAATGTGATCTCGCCACTATCGATTGCATCCTTATACTCATCCTTCATACGTTGAAACTGCATTTCATTCAGAACTGCCGGCTGTCTTGCGACATTTGACCCGCATTGAACTGTATACTTCTCACTGTTTAACTTTGTTGGAAACTCGAATAATCTACGATCGGCGGACTTTAATTTTTCTGAGAAATATGTTTCGAGGCCCTCCTCGCGGCGGCCAGTCTGCACTGTTTCATTTATCAGCGCCAAGGATGCTGGGGGCGCCGAGGGTTCCTCTATCTTTACCTTTTTCACTGTGAATTTTGCGGGTTCAACCTTTGCGGCAACAGTTTCAACAACACCCTCGACGATTTCAGCCTTTGCAGCCTCTTCAGCCGCATGTTCCTGTTCTAATGTTATCTCATCATCGGCAAAGTTAAGAAGATAATCAGGAACATCATCTGCTGGAGCCTCTACAACAGATTCTGCAGCAGCCTCTTCACCGTCATTCATATCTTCAAATACTGCTTCTTCTGCAACAGGAGCCTCTGCAGCTGCAACAGGGGCCTCCTGTTCCTCTTCTTCCTTTTCCTCTTCCTCCTCTATCTCTGCAGATTTGTATTCAGCAACATGTTCCTCAGGAACATGAAACTCCTTCTCTGGCCGACTAATTAATAGAGAAACAAAGGTAATCAAGCGTTGCATATTTATATACGAATTTACATTGTATATCTTGAACTTATAGTGCGGATGCTCGTTCGTAAAAATAGCAATATCAATACCCGTATTATTATTTAATGAGTATTCCTTCGTCTCTGGATTAACCATAATGATATCACTCGCAGTCTGTATATTTTTCTCTACATAATGCCGCGCTCTATCCTTTGATATCTGGAATTCTTCTGCAACAAGATCTGGGATATCTGCAATTGTAACCTCACCTCTCAGAGCCTTTCTACCACGAAGCATTGTGATAAAGGCCTCAATTACATCCTCTCTAAAAAAGTTACTTACCAATTTATAACGCAATACAATTTCGGCATTATCTTCTGGAATTCCGCGAATCTCCTGGAAGATGGCGGAAAAAATTGGAAGTTTCGCACGAATTTCAGCCGCACCCAATTTAGATTTTATAACATCTCTCAAATTAATATCAAATGAAAAAATACCATTTGTAAGCTGAGGAGCCCGTGTCAGATATGAAAATCCACCTATAGCATTTGTGACAGCCTTGGGGAAATTCTCCAATTCAGGCTCCGTATTTAAGGAAAGAATACCCCTTCTCGGCTCCAGAGTGAGATCAGCAGTGCCATCATCATAGAGACGCATTGTTGAATAGAGAGGTGACGCCCCTCTGTTTATCGCGATCTTCACGAGAACAAAATCGCGATCAGGCGTAGGATTTCTCTCCTGAGACCACTGGCGTAAAAAATCGGGACTCTCGACATCTGGAATATCTCCAACCATATGGATCTTTGAAATAGCATCACCCTCAACAGGTAAAAGGCGCATATATGGCATAAGATTTGACACAGGTACCGTATAAAAAACACTCTCAATACCTGGAATCTTCTCAGGTGTTTTAAAGGTTAGTACCATGGATGAAACCGACTTCAGAGTGATATAATAGACTGGATCACCGCCATTTAAAATATTCTCAAGTCTTGTGAAAAACTGCCGCTTTCTTATAAAGGCACGCGTAAGAGTACGCGCTGTTTGACGCTGTAAATCAGTCGGCTTATCATTTAATAGAGGAATCGCTGGAAAATAGGGATAAATACGACCATTCCATTCATACTCACTCATAGGGCGAATACCAGGAATCGATTTATCTACTGCAGAATACAAGTAGGCATGAATGACAGGTACACCAGTCGAGTATTTCTCCTCTAATAGAACACGATCAGTCTGAGTACGAGCATTATTGATTCTCGTACCTGAGGACTCCACAAAACGCGGATCAGGTTCAATAAGAGAAAAGGGTGAATAAAGTGATATTGGCTCAGTCGGTGCAGCTGAAAGCGACCAGTTAAACTCAACTGGTGTTATTTTCTTACCCTTTAAAATAATCGTTTTCGCTAGGAAAACAAAGTCAGGGAGTGCCCTGTCATCCATTTTAAGCCTATCATAAATCGCAAGCTTCAAATCGAGTATCGTCATGAATGGGTATATAGACTTGAAATGAAGCTCCTTCGGCTCTTCGGTTGGAGAGTCATATAATAGGACTTTCAGTTCGGATAAACTTTCAAAAACATCAATCGGCTTTGGATCTAAAATAGATTCAATATACGATTGAACTTCATCGGCCGTTGCCATCTATTTGGTAGGTAGTCTTGAATTATGCGAGTCGCGCACATCAGTTCGCTGTCCCTATTGACATATCAGTGCCATCCTTTGATGGATCATAGGTCGGCTCATCAGTTATCTTCATTCCACAATATGAGACGGGATGTGCTGCAAAATTCTCCTTCTTATATATTCCAATGGTCTCAGATTCTTGTAGAAGCCATGCAAAATTGTTCCAGAAATCCGGTCCATGCCCTATAGTCTTTGTTATAATATGACCCATTTCATGTATTGCCACAAAGGTAATAATATTTTCATTGACGATAGATTCATTCGAACCCTCACGCTGTCGGAGGCAGAAATGGACGGATTCACCCTTATTGACACTGAAACTCGTAAATTCATCTTCAGGAGTGGCCTCTCCTAGACGATGTGCCTCTGCATTAAAGTTTCTAGTAAGCTGTTGTACCTGTGGCTTATCAGGAAACTTCGACTCGAGGTGAATCTTGAGTTTCTTCATCTTAAGACGAATGCGAGCCATCATATCTGCTGCATCCTGCTTATCAGGCATATCACGCACATTATAACTATAGCCATCAACACTGCTTTTTACACTTACGATTGGATACTTGCCTCCAGTAAAAAACCGCTTTGTTTG